TCCAGTTAAGGCAGACAAGAGTGGAGCCGCTCTTGTTAGTGGATTTAGTCCAGCTATCATGGCTAGCTTGCTAGGCGCTGATGTTGAACAGTTCACTCCAGAAGGCGTGATGCTTAAGACTGTAATGGTCGATCGCTACAAGTTAGCGTAAACTGTTGTAGAAATACAACACCCCTAAACCCTGTCAATTTAACAGTTGACAGGGTTTTCTTTTGAGCGTATAATATATACATGTACAAAGTAATAAACAAAAAAATAGAAACAGAATTTCCTAGCTTAGATGCGGCAATGGCCTATGCTAAGACTCTTGATGCTTTTGTTAGTATCACAGGAAGCGAATTTGAAATTGTAGGTATGTTTGGAGTAGACAGCATCAAAGATGGTTTATGCCCAGATGGCATTGCTTACGATTGGAACAAAGCGAGCCGAATTGGCCGCGTTAAAAAGGAGAGAATATAATGCAAGTATCTAGAGCTGATCTAATTCGTATTAGAGAATATAATTTAGAACAGAGAACACTACAAGATAAAAGAGACGAAGATTATCGTAAAGTTATTGAACGACGAAAGTTTGAAGATATTGTAGCAGAACGAGTAGCAAGGAATCTTCGTCTAGATTTAGACAAGGGTCGACATATCGACATAGAAACTTAGGAGGCAATTATGCCATGGATTGAAAATGTAGCAGCCGCTGATATACCTACAAGGTTCCATCACGAAGCCGGAGAGAACTCAATGCTGATCAGCATTGTTGATCCAGCAAGCTGGCGCCCTACTCCTGCACACAAGTTCAAAGAAATTCATAACTTTGAATTTTTGGATGTTGAAAAGAATGACCAAGTGTTGGACGAAGCTATGAAGTGTAGCCAAGAGCAAGCCAACGAGCTTGTTCGCTTGTTGCAACATGCACTAGCCAATCGAATGAACGTTGTTGTTCACTGCTTTGCAGGTATTTGCAGGTCGGGTGCGGTTTGTGAGGTTGGAGTAATGATGGGCTTCGAGGATACTGGCCGGTTCCGTAGTCCTAACCTATTGGTCAAGCATCGAATGATGAAAGCATTAGGTTGGACATATGACGAAGATGAAAAACCCAATATTGATGATTGGCGAACTTTTAAGAGTGTAGATTAAAATGCGTAATCTAGTAATCGATGAACTAATGATTTTAATCGAAGAAGGCGTTGAAATATACAGTACACTAGTAGAACCCATTACCGATCGTAAAACACTAGAAGCGTTAAGTAATAGAGAATTATTAGACATATTGATTAACGCAATAGAATTTCAAGGATAAGAAAATGAAGGTATGGATAACAAGCGATCTGCATTTTGGACACAAGAACATAATGAGTTTTTGTCCGCAGACAAGAGCACGATTTAATAACGATGTTGCATATATGAACAATGCAATGGCAGAAGAATGGAACGCTAAGGTACAGCCAGACGACCTCGTTTACATCTTAGGTGATGTAGCATTTATGAGCGGCAGTGATGCTGGTCGTATGGTCAATCGGCTGTATGGAACAAAGATTTTGGTACGTGGTAATCACGATCGCAAGACATTAATGGATGCAACATTCCGTGGTGCATTTGCAGAAGTACACGACTACTTGGACATTACCTATGATGGGCATAAGATTGTGATGTTTCACTATCCTATCTTAGAATGGGATCAAATGCACAAGGGAGCACTGCACTTTCACGGGCATTTACACGGTGGATCTACTGGTATGGAAAAATACAGGTGTATGGATGTGGGCATGGACTCAACTGGCGAAATTGTTATCTCAATGGATCGTGCAGTCCGCTTGATTAAGGACAATGAAATTAAAGGACATCATGTGTAAATATATGTATGACTTGGATCAAAAATCTGTTTAAAAAGCCCGAATCTGGAAAAGTAAAACTAAAGTTTATAGCTCTAGATGAAAATGATCAACCGTACGAAGAAGTGGCTACTGTGCCCTATCATGACGGATATGATGAAGCGGTTATCCAAGCCAAGTTCAAAAACTTCATGCGGCTCCGTAAGCATTTAGTAGTAGAAATTATCATAGAAGAAAAGATGCCTGATCCCGATTGACAGCATGGTAAAACCATGCTATAATATACACTTATTAACAAGGAGAGTAGCATGGAAGGATTTACAATGGAACAAAGCGGTATGGACATTGTCCGCAAGGCCCAAGTCTATGCCATGGCTGCTCATGCCGCAGTTGGTCAAAAGCGTAAGTACACAGGCGAACCCTACATCGTTCACCCAGCAGAAGTTGCCAAGATCGTTGCCAGTGTTCCTGGTAGCACTCCGGATATGGTTGCGGCCGCTTGGTTGCATGATGTTGTGGAAGACACTGGTTGCACTTACACTGATATCCATATGGCGTTTGGCGCTGACATCGCTACTTTGGTTGGATGGTTGACTGACGTTTCTAAGCCCGAAGATGGCAATCGTGCTCATCGCAAGGCTATGGACCGTGAGAACACTGCGGCAGCACCTGCTGAAGCACAGACTATCAAGTTGGCAGATTTGATCTCCAACAGTCGTAGCATCATGCAACATGACCCAGCCTTTGCTCGGACTTACTTGGAAGAAAAGAGATTGTTGTTGGCTGTTATGACCAAGGGTGATCCAGAATTACATGCCATGGCATCTAGTTATGTAGGAGTTTAAAAATGATTGATGAAAGCCATTTACCTGTAGCAGAACAGAGTTTGTTATTCCGTTTGCGAAAAAGGGCAGAAATCCGTAGGCAGATTCCTGGTAGGTTAGCAGTAGTAGAAGGGAAACCTGATAAAATTGCTAACCTATTAGATGAAGCCGCAGATGAAATTGAAAAATTACAAACAACTGTGGCCGCATTAGTCGCACAAAGATTGGATGAACTATGAAATGTTATCAGTTAATCGGAGTACCAGCAAGCGGAAAAAGTACCTGGGCCGAAGCTCAAGACTGGGCGCATCTTTGTGCCCACATTAGCACAGACAAATGGGTAGAAATCTTTGCCAAAGAAATTGGCAGTACTTATAGTCAAGTGTTTACAGACTTTATGCCTACTGCTGTAGAACTTATGGCTAAAGAAGTAGTTTCGGCTCGAGAAATGGGCCGTGATATTATCTGGGATCAAACTAGCACAACTGTAAAAAGCCGTGCTAAGAAGTTTGCTATGTTGCCCGACTATGAGCATATTGCTGTGGTGTTTAAAACACCTGAGCATACAGAACTCATGCGTCGATTGATGGGCCGCCCTGGCAAAGAAATTCCAGATCATGTTATTGCCAGCATGATTGCCAGCTTTGAAATGCCTACAGAAGAAGAAGGTTTTACACAAATTTGGTTTGCTGGGTAAATAAACTACGCATATTAAAGGGCTCTTAGGAGCCCTTTTTTATTGAACGCCATTTAGTACGCCAAAGATATAAATATAATAAAGAAGGTAACAACAATACCGGGAGTTATTAATATGGCATTACAAATTCGTAGAGGAACAAACGCTGAGAGACAACTTTTTACTCCTTTACAGGGTGAACTTGTTTTCACAACCGATACTAAAAAATTATATGTAGGTGACGGAACTACAGCAGGAGGTGTAGCAGTTGACACACTTTCCGGTGGCGACGACACTAACACTACATATACTATTAGCGCAGAAACTGTATCGGGCGGCGCAAATTTAAGATTAACTGGATCAGATTCTAGTGTAGATAATGTAACATTGGCTGCAGGATCCAATGTAACTGTTACTAGATCCGATGCAAATACAATTACTATTGCATCAACTGCAACTGGCGGCGGAGCCGTTACTCTTGATGAACTAACTGATGTTGTCATTACAGGCACACCGACTACTGGTCAAGTTATAAAATGGAACGGTACTAATTGGGTCAATGGAACTGATGCTGTCGGAACTGGCGGTGGAGCCGCTACTCTTGACGAGCTAGGCGATGTTGTTATTTCTGGCACACCTACAACAGGACAAGTGTTAAAGTTTAATGGTACTAATTGGGTTAACGGTGCCGATGACGCTGGCACTGGTGGTGCTACTAATCTTGACGGACTAACTGATGTTGTTCTTTCCGGCACTCCTACAACAGGACAAGTGTTAAAGTTTAATGGTACTAATTGGGAAAATGGAACTGATGATATAGGTTTACCTCCACCACCTCCTGCACTAGATGAATTAAGCAATGTTATTATAATTTCAGGAATACTTGCTGCTGGACAAGTATTAAAGTATGATGGCGAAAATTGGACCAATGATACTGACGCAACAAGTGGCGGCGGCTCTACATTAGACGCACTATCAGATGTTATTATTACCGGAACACCAGTCGCTGATCAAGTAGTTAAATGGGACGGATTCAGTTGGGTCAACGGTACTCCGACTATAAATTTTGGTGATATTACCGGTGTTGCAGTTTCTCTAACTCCTGGTGATGGAGATATTCTAAAATACGATCAAATAACTTCAAGCTGGATCAACAGTACCGAAGTAACTGCATTAAACAATTTAACAGATGTTATTGTAAATAGTCTTACACTAGCTCAAGGACAAGTGTTAAAGTATGACGGAACTAACTGGAGCAATCAAGACGAAACAGCTCCAGCAGTAGGAGACCTATCAGATGTTACATTAACTCTAGGTCTTACTCAAGGACAATTCTTAAAGTATGTTGGTTCAAACGTCTGGGAAAATGCAAGTCTAGGGATTGCTGATCTTGCAGATTTTGCAATTAATCCAGGAACATTAGCTGCTAATCAAGTATTAGCCTGGAATGGTACAGATTGGGCTAACACGGCTTTAAGTATAGACTCTTTAAATGAAGTTATTATTGGAGGTATTGCTTTAGCTGCTGGACATGTATTAGAATGGAATGGTGTGTCTTGGGTTAACGGACCTGTAAACCTTTCAGGTTCTTACAACATTGGTCTTTTAGATGATGCATCTAATGTAGTGTTTAATCCAGTAGACGCATCATTAAGTGTAGGTGAAATATCTAGTAGTGCTTTAATTATTGAAAAACCTACTTCTATAGGAATAGCACTATCTATATTAGGTAGTACTTTTACTAACGTTGGCACAGGAGAAGAAGTATTCAGTACTGGTATAGAATTCTCAACTCGTAGAGGAGCTAATCCTTTAACTCCTGTTGCTGTTGCTACAGGAGATACTGCATATGCTTTAATAGCAAAAGCATATAATTCTGTTGATCAAGATTACGGTTTAAGTACATTTATTGAGTCTAAAGTAGGAACTGGAACACCATCTGGAACAGGTCTAACTGCTGGACGACTAGTATTTTCTACAACAGATGGCACTAGAGATCCTGCAGATGCTGCATATCAAATGGTTCTTGCTGAGAACGGAACATTAAGTGCAAGAGTTGTAGAAGCTGGTGTAGCTCATAAATTGCCAGTATATGCAACTACTGGTGATAGAGATACTGCAATTCCAACACCTACTGTAGGAATGATGGTATTTGTTACTGGTACAGGTATGCAGGTTAGAGGAGCAACTGCTTGGAATACCGTTGCTGGTACAGCAACTTAATTAAAGATATTCAGATATCTGAAGCATTATTCTAGGGGAGTAACTTATATTGGCAGCACCGTGTAAATCGGTAGCATTGTCAAAAAGATATAAGTCCCCTAGTTTATAATCTTTAAGCATTTCGCCTTTGTAGATAAAGACATGTCCGGGCTCATAGTCCATAAGGGGCATCCAATATCTTTTAACATTAGATTCATGAGTAAACGGATCTGAATGCATGGGCATAAATTGTCCTGGCATTAATTTTGTTATCCACCAAGTTACTTTTCCAGAACACCAAGGCGGATTAATGTCTATAACAATATCATCTTTTTCGTAGATAGTCCATAGAGGCTTAGAAAAATCATAACCTACATTTTGAGCTATTTGATACTGTTCTTCTTCAAAACTATTTAATAACTTGTTAAAATCGGGTCTAGGCTTTCCAGGTAATTCTGTTGTTAATTTAAACCACTGCGGATCAACCCAAGTTTTATAATTTCCGATAAGTTGCATATTAATAGTTGTTTAGGTGATCAATGCCTAAGCGTTTTCTAAAATCTTCTGAGAATACACAGTCAATTCTAACACCGTATTCCTGTTCTTTAGAAGATTCTCCTCCATGCCAATCTTGATCATTCCAGAATGATGCATGACCGTTCATATAAAATTTGTTTTCAGTTTCTGAATCTCTAACATAAAATCCTCTCTTAGTTCTCGGGCGTATGTGTATAAATTCATTTTTATGATCGGTATATTGACCATTTTCAAATATGCCGTGTTTGGCATCTAAATCTCTATGTTCAAATGCTTTGCCATTATGATCGCATAAAAAAATTATAACTCTGCCTATTTGATCGATGACACCTGTAGTTACTAGATTATTAATCCAATCTACTAGACCAGGAAAGAATTTAGATTCTTCTGTTTGATTCTTTTTAGTATTCCTACCATCCCATTCTCCTTCTTCCCAAAGGAAGTAGTATATGTAAGGATCGTTCGCGCCTAGTGTAGCTTTAAGATATCGTGTAAAAATATTACGTTGTCTGTAATCTTTAAAGTTGCTGGGCAAAATATCTTTACCAGCAATCTTAATAGGATGATCGTCTGACAGTTTTTGATATTCGTCAAAGGCTTTGTAAATTGGTTTCCAGTCTACTATGTAACTAGCGTCTTCCCATTTAAATCCAGGCGCCATCCAAGTGCCTTCTTTAGCGTATTCTCTAGCCAACGCCATACCTTTAGAAATCTCTGGATGCAGGCTTTTAAATCCTTCTATATCTAAGTAAGGATCTAAGTTAATGTAGGGCTTATCGCCAATTCCTTTAATCATGCATTATTTATTTGTTAAATATCTCATGAATACAGAATTCGAATACTACTATAATAACGTTCCTGAAAAAGGATTGTGCAGAAATAATCTAATCTATACAAGTCTTATTAGCAAAGATAAAAAAACTTTTTGTCAATGGTACTATAACGACTACGGATATCATGGTGGGAAAAACGAAGTGGTTGATCCTAGCTTAATGGAATATAAATGGTTACGTGAAGTAGAGTTTATTAAACTAGTAAGTGAACACTATCCTGAGCATGTACCAGAAATTCTAGACATTGACTATACAAACAGAAAAATATTTCTAAAAATAGACGGACCTGACATGTGGGAACTAGCAGGATGTCAAGGAAAAGATTACAGTCAAGTACTTCCAGATTGGGAAGAACAAATGCTTGATATTATTAAAAGTTATAAAGCATTAGGTGTTTACAAAATGTCCATGCACCCTAGTAGCTATTTTATTGTTGATGGAAAAATGAAAGGCATAAATTATTTCTTTTGTTATACTGATAAAGACGAAGAAATAACTATGAGCAGTCTGATGAGTCATATCAGCAAGGATAGACAAAAAAGTCTACAACCTATTTTTGATTCTTTAAAAATTAATCCAGATGAACTAACATCGTTCTGGAAAATACAGACACTGACGTTTGAAACTTTTAAAACAAACTTCTTAGACAGTACTATGGAAAAGGCTAAGCTGATTTATCAGCAGCCTGTTTAATTTTTTCTAATAAACAGTCTAACTCTGCACCGGTATGTAGCTTAGTTGATATTTGATTATATAGCAGGTCAGTGATTTTAAAATTAAATCTAACGTTGTTAAATGTTGGAAGTTTAATCCAAAAATCTACAGTAGCTACTATATCACTTAACGCTGTAATAGAATCGCATTTGATGTTGTTGGGATCATCAATATCAACTTCGTTGCCCTCTAAACAAGACAAATCTAAATGAAGTATTTTTGTAGTACTGTTTTTATCTAACGAAATCATATGACACAGTTCAGCTAGATCTTTTTTGTGTTGACCATATTCTGTTGGAATTAAGTTACTAAAATATCCGCCCTGAGATCCAGAAACTACTATCATAGGCACTAATCCGTTTAGTCTTTTAACTAATCTATTTTGAGCAGTGCCGCTGTATGCATTGTTAATAAAAAGATCACAACCTGTTGCTAAATTAATAACAGTGTCAGTTGACTCTACATTAACTCCTTGACTTTTAGATAGACCAATAACAGTGTTAGAAGGGTCTTTTACAAAATAGTCGTAGAAGGCTTTGCCTAATCCTCGTGTATGTCCTGTAATTACTATTTTCATTAAATTAAATTTTTTCTTACAAAGTCTAAAAATCCGTTTGGCATTTTCTTATCTACTGTTTCTTTAACATTTTCTAATTGATAGAGATCAAGTAATATTTTATATAGAGCTGCATTAGCTTGTTGTAATTCCATAAACTTTTTTAAAAAAAATTCTTCTTCTTGTTGATTCATTTTTAATTTCCTCGACTTTCAGGTCTAGGCAAACTGCTAAGACAAAAAATAATAGCAAATTTTTCACCTTCTAAAATTTCTTTGCTTTCGTGTACTAACGACCAATCTAAATTTAAATCTTGAGTGTGATTCCAAACTGACATGCTGCCTTTTTTAGGAGTAATAGTAACATCTAATTTAGGAAAATATGTTTCTCCTCCTTGAAAATTATCATTGAGATATATCAATGCTACTGCATCTCTAGTGCCTGCCTTTTTATAATAGTCTAACTTAGTAGGATCGTAAGGCCAATCATGATGAGGAGTCATATAATGACCTTTTTCGTAATACAGAATATCAGCAGACTCTATAAGATGATAAGGTCTACCTAATGCTTCTGAACAAGCTGTAGCTATTATGTCATAGTCTGAGTAGGTAAAATCATTTAATATCCTTCTATGAATATTTCTATCGTTAGCTTGCCCGTGTGTATCGTGTTCACAATCAGACCTATGATCAGACATTGACAAGTACCTTCCTGGATAACTAGGATCTAAACTTCTCTTTATTAAATCGTCGCAGTAATCGTTAGACAACACATTATCATAAACAGAAACTCTAGGATAATTGTGCAATATTTGTTCTTTATATTTTGAAGATTTTTCTTTTAGTCTACTAAATTCTTTATCTACAATTTGTAAATTTACAGCAACTGGTGATTCATTTTGATTGTTGAGATCAAACTTAACTTTTTGACCTTCTAACAAACAATGCTCTCTGTAATTAACAACAGGAATTTCTTCACCGTTGTCGGCAATTATTAATCCGTACGATTTAGAGTTGTTAAACCATTTTACTATTCCAGTTTGCATCATTTGGTCCTATAAGAAAATGCTATTATATCAGTATTTAGTAACCAAAAGTTTATAGAATCGTAAATTAACTTGCTGTTTAAATATGATTTACCTGTGAGATTTAAAATGAGTAGATCTGATTTTTTAGTTTCTATAGCTTGGTGCATGAAATAATCTTCTAGATCTTTTTTGTTCTTACTGTATTCTAGCATAGAACTATCTTGGTACCTAGCAGCTATAGATCCCATAACTACAACTTTATTTTTTCTATTAATTAATTGTTCTAGTACAGAAATTTGGGATCCATCGGCATAGGCATTAATAATGACTAAACTGTCAGGTTCTATGTCTTGTAAAAAATTTTGATAATCTATTTTAATGTCAATACCTGTTGAACGATCAATTCCTATTACTTGATGTCCATCAGCTTTAAATAGTTCTCCAAGATCGTATCCTAACCCTCTCGATTTACCTAAGATATAAATCTTCATGATTTAAAAATCTCATCATAGATAAATTTAAGATTGCGATGCCCCCACAGAACATGTTCTTCGAGTCCTCTCTTAAACATAGTTTCCATGTTGTAATATCCGTTAGTTGCAGTGCCAGTTTCTTCTAATCTAAATTTAGCAGAGTCATGAATAATAGCATCCATACAATTTTTAGGAACTAATGGATTATCTTTAGGAAGACATCCGTACCAATCAATAGATTTCATAACTCCGGTATCAGTAACATAATGACAATGGGGATACATAGTTAACTTATAATATCCTTCATTAATTAAATCCATCATAATTTCTTTGAATTGACCTACCCATTGTTTAGACCAAGGATTGCCTGAATATACCATATCGTTACACGTATGCTTATACCATTTTATAAAAATTTTTTTATTAGTATAATCTATATCGAGTACTTCTGGGCAGTAAGATTTATTAGAAAACTGTTCTAAATTTTTCACTTCGTTAGTAAAGAACCAATCTACTACTTCTTGGGTGAATAAAGGTCGCGGCCCCATTTCTTTATGATAATCACTGTTTAATTTAAAACTAGCACAAAAAACAGTTCCTTCAGGATTGATTAACGGCTCGTAGGTTGTTTGGGACATTCCCTTCATTCCTACTTGACTAAATTTATAGTAGTAATTCCAGTTATCAGTATTCATTTAAATGATATCCTAAGAAATGAAAAATGTAATTTGGCCGGTTACTGTTATTGATCAATGAATGCAGTTCTTTAGTAGTAGGCCATTTAACTACTGTATGCTTAGGTACATTTTCATATTTTTTATCACCGACTATAAAAATTTGATCTTTTATAGGATTGTCTATGAATACCATATATCTAACTAAATTTTTCTTTTCTAATTCAATCCACGTTTTCTCTTGATCAAATTCGTCTTTGTGAAAAGGTATAGTTGAGTATGCATCAACTTTGCTAATCCAACATTCCTGAACTGAACATCCAATAAGATTTTCAAATTTATCTACTATAGATTTTGAAAAATGATTCTCAGAATTATACTGTTCTATATCTGGATAAAAATTTTGAAAGGTTATTTTTGTAAAATCTAGCCCTTGATCAAAATAATTCTTAACCATCTCAACAAACGGTGTTCTACTAAATTCAAACGGCAGTAGACCTTTATTAATAATTTCTTGATAAGTTTGTAAATTTGTTTTTGTTGGATCAATGGTTTGATCTACATGACGAATTGAACCGTGAACAGTTGCCAAATTTGAAATAATGGATTCCCAATTTATTAATCCGTTAGTAGTAAGCATGGTAATATTTATCTTAGCATATATTTCTCATAAATATTACCATGCCCTTATTATTTCAAAAAAAAATAAACAGACACATCAAGCATGTTTACAATACACTTCCTATTGAAGACTGGAACAGTTCAATTTCTGAACCTTATTGTTTTTACTATAATTGGTGCGATCAGGTATACGATATAGAGTTTAGTGATTGCCTTACCGACGAACAACTAAATTTTTTACAAGTTAATCCTAATATAAAACTCATTTATGACTTTAACGGGGAACCAATAGAAAGTTCAACAATAGAAGAAATAGTATTCCTTTTTGAAAAATGGAAATTAAATCCTAGACAGTTAATAATTACAGTCAGCAATAAGTTGCAAAAAGAGTTTATAGAAAAACGATTTAACAATAACAATATCATAGTTGTAGAATATAACTACGACATTAAACATATGAAATTGTCAGAAAATAAAACACAAATTGACAATAAAAAATTCAGTGTACTATGCAGATTGCATCGACCTTGGAGATCTTATATGTTGTGTAGATTAAAAGAACAAAATTTGTTAGATAACTTTCACTATTCTTTTATGGGCTGTGAAAATGACATGACAGATGCTGTTAATAAATCAGTTGAACAACAATTGGATATAACAGAAATTTTAGCGACCGGTAACTGGAAAATAATAAACGATCCTAGTAGAATTTTAAACGATTTAACAACAGTATGCAACTATGAATTATCTAACGAAGTTATAGAATTTATAGAACTATGCCCTCATTATATAGAAAAAGAAAATTTCAAATCAGATGCAGAAACCCCAAACGAATTATTTGCATCTGATTTACATTTAGTTATTGAAAATGGATTTTTTGATTTAGAAGAATCTAAGTACAATACTCGTTCTGTAGAAATGGGAGAGAAAACTTGGAAGGCAATTATTACATCAAAGCCTTTTTTAATATACTCCGATGCAGGTTATCTTAAAAATCTTAAACGACTGGATTTTAAAACATTCTCCCCTATGATCAATGAACAGTATGATGATGAAACAGATCCAAAAATTAGAGCAGAATTAATAATTAAAGAAATAGAACGAATAAATGCTTTGCCATTAGATCAATACACTGATCTTTTGAAAAATTGTCAAGAAGCGGTTCAACATAATTATAAACGTTATATTGAAATTAAAACAAATACTCCAGAATTTACAGACATCGAGTTTAATAACTTATGATATTTAAAGCTAAAAATTTCTATCTATCTAACAAAACTTTTAATAGTAAATTACCATCGCCGCCTAGCATGGAAATGTCAGACTACGAATTAGCTAATTGGTTATTGAATCGCAGTGATTTTGCTTGGCTTGAACTTGATGTTAATATAGATTTAGATTCTTGGAAAAAAGAAATACTAGAGTGTAAAGACAAAATAGTCAATCATAGGGAAAGCGAAAGCCAAGGATGGAAAAGTGCTTGCATTCACGGAATAAATGTAGAAGCAACTGGTGCATGGACCAATCATGGATACACTAACGAGGACGATGTTCCTTATAATTGGACTGAGATAGCAGATAAATGTAAAACAATAAAAACATTCTGGGAAAACTTTCCATATGACAGTTATAGAAGAATTAGGATTATGGCTGTAGAACCTGGAGGCTACATAAATCCTCACAGTGATCGGCCAGGAAAGCTGCCAGGCGAAGAAAACTTTGATGCATTAAAATTTGGAGTTCCGATAAATTTAGCAGTTATTCACCCAGAAGATTGTTATCTTACATTAGAAAATCATGGGTGTGTTCCGTTTAACGAAGGAAAGGCTTTTATAGTTAATATTAGAAATTATCACAGTGTAGTAAATTTTTCTAATACAACAAGATATCATATTATAGCCCATGGTCGACTAGATAAAAAAATTAATGAGTTTGTAGAGTTAGTGGCAAGAAGTTTTAGAAAACAATATTTTCAACAACAATGAATATAATTAAATTAAAAAAAGGTAAGACTCAAAGACTAGTTTATTGTCTAGTAGATAGACTATCATTGATCCAAGACAACTTTACAAAAGAGATAATAAAAAATCAAAGTGATTTTGCTATATCTAGTCTACACGAAAAACTGTTTGATGTTTATCAAGGATTAGATGAAGATATTCTATTGCAAGCTGCTGCTTCAGATGGTTACGAATATGCTATTGTTTTCAGTACTGGAACAGAATTCTTAGGTAATAGTTTTGCAGAAAAAGCTAACGAACTTTTTGATAAAGACTTCTTTTTATGCGGACATGTTTTAGATAGAAAAGATGCTTATTACGAGTTACATCAACAGTGTTATATTATAAATCTTAAAACATATCGACAAATTGGAATGCCTAAAATAGGAGAAATGGAATTAGGTGTTGAACATACACAAATAGAGCCTAATAGAAGCAAAGAAAATTATCACGATGATTATACTCCTATAAAAGTTTCTACAGGGCAAAGTTTAAAAAAATATAATCATAAATGCCACGGATGGAATATCTTAAATATAGCATTTGAAAAAGAGCTAAAAGTTTTAGTTTTTGATCATACATTTAGAAACAGTAAACGTCACTACTATCCAGAAAACAGAACAGACTTTTTAAAAAATTTACCTTGGATCTATAACAGAGATTACGAATGTGCTGTTAATTTTGTACACACAGAAAACACTGAGGGTAATAGATCATTAAATTCAACTGAAAAATTTGAACAACTTGTTATTCCTGCAAGTGGAACATTATATCATGATTTAATAGACACAGGCTCAGTTATTATTTTTGATTACAACGACAAATCTTTAGATTACTGGAAAGAACACTTTCCTAAAAAAGAAGGTGTAACTTACTCTTTTGTAAAAGCAGATCTTTTAGGAGAACATACTCTTATAGATTACCTAGATAAAGATAAAAAAACTTTTATCAATCTATCAAATATTTTTTGCTACGAAGGAACTGCTTCTTTCAAACCTTTATATTATAGGTTACATAAAGAAAATGAAATAATTAACAAATTAAAAGAAAAGAATATAAATGTTACACTATCATTTTCTACAAGAGCAGCAGCTGGATTTTTAGATCTACCCCATGTGGGTGATTTATCAATAATTAAAGCTATAGAAATAAATTCTTTAAGAAGACCAACTTGGCATATTAATAACGATTGGAAGTAATTGTAAGTTCTATACCAGCAGGTAATATTTTCTTTAAATCTTCTAAAGATGAATTTTTTATATCAAACCAAGCTTGTTTAAAATCTGTTTTAAAATTAGAAATTGTTTTTTCTTTTGATGCTCGATTAAGCCATGGGCTTACAACATCATCGAACACAAATCTAGGATGTTTTAAATCAGGTAGTATTTTAAGGTTAATATTTGAAAAGTCCGTTAACTGATTTTTTGTTAACAGTTTTCTAACTACTAATTGTATTCTATCTATTGATCCAAAATTTGAAGCTACGTGCCTTGCACCGGCATTCATATTGTACCAAATTCCGTCTACGTTAGTAGGAAACATTTGATTGCTGTCTAGATCTATCAAATAGGAGTATTGTCCTTGCAAGTTTAAATGATACCTATCATCTATGTCTGCATGACTGTGATAGCAAGATCCTGGTTTAAGAACAATGATTCTAGCTTCTCCTATATCTGAGTCTAAAGAACTTAGTATATCTTCAAATACAGAATTTTTAAATTCCGATTTAATAGTCCAAGGATCATAGAAAAAATCTCCAGATGGTTGGTTAATTTCGTATTTTATTTTTGACAATTCTGTGCTATTCAATATGGAATTAACAAAATCACTTTGAACAGCTGATAAAATCTTATCAGTTGTAATTACGGGTCCAGCAGGATTAATCATGATAAAATATTTATAAACAACCTAGATTGTATTAAATAAAAAATAACGACGGATATTCAAATTGAAAAACACAACTAGCAAAACTTTTTGTATGCACCCTTTTACTGGATTAGCAACAAGAGAAGATGGCGCAATTAAAATCTGTTGCCGAAGTCTTCCAATAGGATGGATACAAAGCAACAGTTTAGAAGAAGTATGGAACAGCGAGAAAATGCTTGCCGTTCGAAAACAGATTCTCTCCGGAGAAAAACCTGATGTTTGCAGACCCTGTTTTGATCTAGAAGATCAAGGAGTAGAAAGCCTAAGACAGCGTCATGTTAATGGCGTTATTCCAGAAGCTAGGATTAATTTATATCCAACTGCATTAGATCAGCTTCGAGAAGATTACACAATGCCTTTTGAATTTCCTACAATGGAGATTAAAATTAACAATCTATGTAACTTAAAATGTAGAATGTGTAATCCGTTAGACAGTACAAGTTGGCAAGACTGGGATGTAGTCAAACCGTTTTACGAAAAAGAAAACAACTATCTAGTTCCAACTATAGCTAAGTTAGTAAGAAAGCCTGGACAATACATAGGCCCATTTGAAGACACAGATCATTGGTGGGAAAGTTTTGAAAAACTTCTTCCTCATTTCCGTAGGGTAGAATTTGCAGGCGGAGAACCTTTAATGGATCCGCAGCACTACAAAATTTTAGACATGTTGAAACCCTACGGAAAAAACATAGAAATAAAATATGCTACTAATGCAACAACTCTAGGAATAACTAAAGGAAGAACAATACATGATTATTGGCCGTACTTTAGAAGCGTTGCTGTTAATGTCTCTATTGACGGTATACACGATGTTTACAATTATATTCGAGGCAATGGTGATTTTAGTCAAATAGAAACTAACATTAAAGAAATACAAAAGATTCCTAATGTAAGTCGAGTAGTAGGTGCATTTACTGCTCAAGCTGGTAACATATTACAAGCAGCAGAATGTATTGATTACTTTATCAATAAGATGAATATAGTTTTTTACAGTCACAGAGTCAGTTATCCTAACTGTTTGTCGGCACAGGTATTGCCCCAAGAACTAAAAGAAGAATCAATTCGCAGATTACAGGCAGTAGACGCTAGACTTTTTACTTTTGAAAATATTAAAAATAACAGTTTATTAGAAAAAGTTACCCGCCAACAAATTAAAGATAATATAAACTATCTCAAAGCCAAAGATCAATATAACCTTTGGCCTGAATTTCTAGAGTTTAACCGACAACTAGACGCTACAAGAAATCAAGACTTATTAAAAACTATCCCAGAATTTAAGCCATATGTTTAAAGTCACTAGTAGATGGCCGCATCAAAATAGCGTAAAAGTTGAATGGAATCTTGGCAAACGCTGTAACTACGATTGTAGTTATTGTCCTAGTAGCATACACGACAATACCAGCGCACATACAGATATAGAAGTTCTTAAAGCAACAGTTGATAAACTAATGACTTTAGGCAAACCTATTAGATTAAGTTTCACAGGCGGCGAACCTACAGTGCATCCTAAGTTTAAAGAACTGTTACAGTACTGTAAGCATGTTGGTATAAGTTGGATTAGTGTAACTACCAACGGAACATTGCCTGCAGAGTTTTACACTACACTGCCGGTAGATCAGTTAGTGTTTAGTGTTCACTTTGAATATGACTGGATGCGTGTTGGCAACACATTAATGAAAGTTAGTGATAAGTCTAATGTTAATATAATAGCACAACTAATGGCACATCACAGTCATATGACTTATGTTAAAGCAGTTCACGGAGCACTTAAGGCACACGGTATACCGATTACTGTTAGAAGAATAAGATGGACCGAAGGTGATCATGATTTGTTTGATGACATGCGATACCATCCAGATGACTTAATATGGATTAAAGAACAAGATGCAACAGTTAAAGAAAATACTGTAATATTTTTAAAAGAAGAGCCTGACATGCCTAGGCTTAAACATGCCAATGATGTTATCAAATTACATCTAAATCAATATAAAGGATGGACATGTAATGCTGGCATAGAAAGTCTTATGATTAACTGGGACGGAGAAGTACACCGTGCCACTTGCAGAGTAGGAGGAAGTCTTGGAAACGTATACAACGATACTTTTGTAACACCATCTGACCCTATTGTATGCGACAGAAATTTTTGTACGTGTGCTTCTGACATACCGTTAACTAAAATAAAAAATGATTAAAACTATAGCAATCAACCCAACGGCTAAAGAAGCTATGATGGTCACATGGGATACTGGTAGAAGATGCAATTACGATTGTAGTTATTGCGAAATCTCTAGACACGACAATGTTAGTTCTCATTCTAGTTTAGAAGAATACCTTAAAACTTTTGAGTTTATAAAACAATGGACTACAGTATACAATCAAAATAGAAAATATGATTCCTACACAAATATCAACTTCACTGGAGGTGAGCCAACTATGAATCCTGCGTTTTGGGATTTAGCTGATATTATAAAAGAAGATAAACAACAATTCCGTCTAAGTTTAACTACTAACGGAGCATGGAATAGTAAATTTAATGATAGAATAATTAAAAGATTTCACGGAGTAACAGTTAGTTATCATGCTGAAGGACATCCTAATCTTAAAAAACAAGTTATAGAAAATATACTAACACTTAGTAAAACTGACATTTGGTTGCAGGTTAATTTAATGATGCACCAAGATTATTGGAACGAGTGTGTTGAAGTATACGAGTTGCTTAAACAAAATAATGTCAATGTAAAACTTCGACCTATAGGTGACGGAAATGTAGAAAGAAAAGGTTGGTTTATTGACGTTGATGGATCTCAAAGACGAACAAGTCACGAATACACTAAAGAACAACAAGATTGGTATTGTCAACAGCTTGGTATAAAAAATTTAACTAAAGAGATAACTGAAGGTAGACGCTGCTGTGGCGGAAGATGTTTGACAGGTAAGGTTGACGGAGAATGGAAGACTGTTGATGTTATTGATACAAATTTTAAAAACTGGAGCTGTATGGTAGATTGGTTTTTCCTGCACATAGATCAACATACAGGATTAGTATATCATCATCAAACTTGTCAAGCATTACACAACCAAAAAAGAGGATCGTTAGGATTGCTTAAAGATGCAGATAAAATGCTAAGTGATTTAAAAGAAAGAATGAAAAATCCTGCTCCGATAATCTGTCCTAATCAACGATGCGGCTGCGGAATGTGTATTCCAAAAGCAAAAGAAGCTGATGACTTTAACGCTTTATGGAATGCTAATAGTATTGTTCCTATTACTGAGATTTAATAGGAATTATTTTTTTACTTATATTAGTTTCAAATCCGCACATGCAAACATCTTTGGTGCAGATTACAGGACCTATCGTAGGATTAAAAACTAAAGAAAAATTATCTTTATACAAGTTATAGTAAATCTTTTTACCGTAAAGAGATTGCCCACATTTTCCAGTTACTTCTCCGGACATAGATATATGTAAATGATCCAATCCAAGATTACAACTCCAACCGTTAAATCTATTTTTTCCGTTTAAACGTAGGTAATTGTCTTCTACCTTTTTCTTTATATTGTCTTCAATAACCCAAGTTTCATATTCTTCGTTGTGTTTTAAATTTTTCCACCAACTCATGTTTGGCATTCTTTTTAGCGATGATTTTAAATATTCTTCTTGAGAATCTGTATACAAAGTATTACCGTCAATGTGTACAGTCTTAGCTATAATAGGCCATGATTCGTTACTAGTCTTTAAGTCTTCTAAAAGATTCATACATTTATCAAAATGATTTGGATCCATCAAGACGTTTGCAACTAGATTGGTATTTTCTCTATACAACGTATCACCAACTTCTTTAATATGATTTGACTTGGCAAATTCGTGATGTACTGAAATTTCTACAGCATCAAAAAGTTTAGAATGTTCTTTCCACCAATCAGATTTTCTGTATCCGTTAGTAGACATTCTAATAATTGTATCATAATTATTTTTTAAAAAATTACAAAACTTAGGTAAATCTTTCCATAGTGTAGGTTCTCCTCCTACAATATATAATTCAAATTTAGTTTTCCCCTGCAATTTGTATACGTCAAATAAATGTGAAATATTTTTTATAATGATATCTACATCAGGCCAAAGATGAGTACCTTCGTGCGCTCCCGGATAACAGTAAGAACATTTGTAATTACATAGATTGCCTAGCATAAATTCTATTGTAAGTACATTACTTGCTCTTCCTTCAATGACTTGAGTTAACATTAAATTTTCTTTCTTACGTCTTTTAAAGGAAACTGACATTCCCAAAGAGGAACTTTTTGAATCTGTTGAAGATATTCTTGTACATTTAGCTCCCAGATATTTTGGTAGTGTCCTCGATAGAATACTTCTTTAACTTTAGTAAATATTCCTCTTTCTGCTAACCTTGGAAACCAAACTTTATCTACAACCTGTGCAGACCCTACATCTCTAGAGTTACTGCTACCGTAGAATTTTTTATCTAATCCTGCCCACTCAATAGAAACAGGAGTAAAAAGTTGTAAGCCTACATTCTGTAAACTAGCGTAGTGTTCTTTTATATAACCAGTAGGTTTCATACTGTACTCTGTATGAAAACAAGATCTGGCATAGATTCTATAGCTGTTGGGACCCATGACATCATCGAAGCTGTGTATGCACACACCTCCGATAAATCTATTATTGTATTCTACTAGCCAACCGTTCCATTGCTTTTCATTACGAAAACAATCAAACATTGCCTGTTGAGTAGCATTATTCTCTAGGCCTCGGCGTTGATTTTCTTTATAGAATTCTTCAAGGTCTAGAGTAGGTGAATATTCAACAATCTTGTAAGACATTAGTTAGTGCTAATAACCATGCCTTCCATGGCTTTGTCTAAGATAGATAGTCTGTCTTGTTTAAGTTGATTAAATTCTTCTTGATAAAATGGATTGTAAGATTTACCAGTTAATTTGTCAAAGTCGTATTGAATCCTTAAACCAAGTCGATTTGGTGCTACACCAATGCTCTCATGTATAGATCTATTGTGTAAAGTAATGCTGTTGTCAAATAAACAAATGTCTTTGCCTCCATACCAGTGATCGTAACAATATTCAGGAACAATCATTTCGCTTCGGATTTTATTAAAGATCTTTTTGCTTTCTTCTAAACTCATACCTTCAATTTTATCAAACGTATTAATTCCTAAATGTACTCCTTTGATATCTCCAGGACTCTTTATAATCAACGGCACCTTCATGTCATTCTCAGGAGCCATATTGTTTTTATAAAACTTTTCTTGATCTTCAATTACAATAGGACTCATTGCCATTGGACGATAGTTATGTACAATAATCATCTCGTCTAACTCACTGCGAAAGCTTTCACTTTGCTTTTCATACCAATCTGGACTGGTACAAAACCCAGTAGCAGTTTTATCAACGTTTTCAAATCCTAATAATGCTACCCCAGGAGTAAATGCCACATCACCACATTCGTTACTGTGCCATAACAACTCACCGTCTCCAAATATTCCCATACTTTCACCGCGAGTATTCTTCTTAGGAGTTACGCAAACCATGCCAGGGCAGCGTTTGTCATATTGCCATCTACGACCGTTATCAAATACCAATTGATCTTCTTCGTCCAATTCTTTGTTTAATACTAATTCTTTCAACGGCTTACCGTATTTTTTATAAAATGAAATTGGGCGGTTCCATCTGCTTGGACCCCACTGCATCATTAGTCTATAGTAATTTAAGGGTGTTACGTCTGTATTTCTAATTATAGTGACTAGAGACTCTAAATGTATTTTTCCAATCTCCATCCATTCTTCAGTTGAAATGTTATTAAGATCGACATTATCAATGTAGACACCGAATCTACCTAGTCCTGGTATTTTGCTTATTTTCATCGCGAAAGTCCTATTTTCTAATATTTATTAGATAGGATTACTTCCTAAAAACTTTTATAGATTTTTTATATGATGGCTTAACAAAAGTTTGTCCAGCTGGTCTTCGACCAATGTTCCATCTAAGATTTTCTTCAGGATATCCTATACCTATACTTAATAAGATACCAGTATAAGGTGTATTAAATTCTTGATTTATCATGGTAACTATAGGTTGATGATCTAAACAAACACAGTATCCTGTTTTTAATCCAAGAGAGTTAGCTGCTAAACCTAGTGCGCCTGCACTAATTCCTATGCTAAAAAATCCTGCATTTTCAAGCTGTCCGTGTTGAAATTTCTTTCCAGCTTCAACAAGATAATGAAATTGTAAAGGAGCTCTTAATTGAGTATTGTGATTAGTTAAGTGACGTCTTTCAAAAGGTAATTTCATAACGTTTTTTGCAACCGCGTATGAGTGCATATAAACAGTATGATTAAATTCTTGATTTGTTGTTACTAACAATCCGTAGTATTCTTCGTTTTGTTTAGTAGGCATATTAGTAGCAACACCTATAAGTTCTTGTACTATATCTTCGTCTACTAAACGATTAGACCAATTTCTTTGGCAGTGATTGGCACTTTTTGCGGCATCAGTTAAATTACCCATTTGAAATCTCCATTATATATTATTTAACTTAGATTTATTAATATGTATTTCTGTAGTGCATCCGCAAGTAATCTGTTTACAGGTTATTGGATTTTTTGGAGCTTTAAATTTATTACTGAAGTCTGGATCTAAAATATTGTAGTGATGATCGCTTCCGTGTAGCTGCTGGCCGCACCCGCCGGTTAGTATCCCTTCACTGGTAATTTGCATAGCTTCAACACCTAAATTACATTCCCATCCGTAAAAATGATTTAATTTTTCTAACGCTATCCATCTATCATTTGGTACTACAAATATTTCTCCGTCATCGTAAGTAACTTGATATCTATTACCTTCTATTCTACCCTTAAAGAATGTTTTAACTTGTTCTATGTCAGGAAGTCTATGTTTTAACGTTCCCTTAAAATACAAAGACTGTTCTTCTGTATAGTCAGGAATACCTTCAAAGAACACTGTTTTAGTTATAATAGGCCATGGGTGTTTGCTGGTCTTTAATTTTTCAACAATGTCTTTACAAACATCAAAGTTTTTAGGATCCATTAAAACATTTGCCACTACCATAGTTTTAGATTCAAATAAGTAATCTGCTACAGAAATTATATGGTCTATATCAGAATTTTCATTGTGTACTGATATCTCTACATGATCGAAAAATTTTGCATTTTCTTTCCACCAATCTAATTTTTTATACCCGTTAGTTAATGTGCGTATTACAACATTATAGTTTTCTTTAAAAAAGTTTAGTACTTCAGGAAATTCTTTCCATAAAGTAGGCTCTCCTCCTGTAAGTAATATTTCAAACGTATCTATACCGTTTTCCTTGTAACTGTCAAACATGGTAGTAAAGTTCTTCTTTATGAGCTCTATATCAGAAGGAAAAGGATAAGTTCCTTCATTTGCTCCGGGAAAGCAATACCAGCATTTACGATTGCACAAATTACCCACTACCCATTCAAGCCTAAAAACATTAGGACTTACATTGTTGGTAATTTTTATAATCTTTCTTTTCATTATATTAAGTGAGCTAGTTCAGGAAAATAGTTTTTAAAATTAGTTTTTCTAATTGGATCTAAATTTTCAATGTATTCTTTAAACGCAGGCAGCAAATGTGTGTGATCTTCGGCATCCATAAAATCTAACACAGCTTGCCAACGTTTCCATCCGTAAGGATTAATCTTCCAAAAATCTTCATCTTGTCTATAGTTTACATACAACCAATTAGCAAGCTCTCCAAAAAGTTTTCTAACTTCTGCTTTATCTTCGTTAGGTAAGCAGCGTATACTTAAAAAAGTAGGAATATACAACAAATGCATATTAAAAATTCCGCCGCCGGCTTGTATGCCTCCTGTAACGTTTTCAAAGTTTACTTTCTTAAAGTTCTGTTGAATCTTCCATTTGGCAAATTCTGGTAAATGTTTTATATTTAAAATTTGTATAGCAGTAGCAATGCTAACTTCTATATTGCTAGGAGTGTTGTCTAATATATGAAGATTCTTTTCTATCTTACTCCATTCGCTAGGAAATCTAATATAGTAATTTCTATCAGTTAATGCGTCTATACTAAACCCAACTTTAACTTTTTTAAATTTTTTCCATAGCTCTATTATAGTATCATCTATTAGCAGTCCGTTGGTGTTATATCTAATCAATATTTTGTCAGCATATCCTTGACGAATAATTTCTTCTAAGAAAGTTTTATGTTCTTTAATTAAAAGAGGTTCACCGCCTGCAAAGTACACCTGTTTAAGATTAGGAATCTGTGCATACATTTCTTTCCAGAAGTCTGGATTCTCATGCCAATAGTTATTAAAACTCTTTTGATCCCATCCCATTTGATTTTTTAAAGCATCATGCTGTAACAAAGGATAGATTTTTTTATGATCTTGAACCCATAAGCTGCTGTCATGAGGACTGCACATAACACATTTTAGATTGCAAGTATGCCCTAGTCTTAAATCTAGATAAACTAGTTTTTCTGGTATAGTTCCATCTTCTTCTGTTTGCTTTACTAGTTCTTCTAGGTCAACACCGTCTAACGTCCAATAAGCTGTTTCCCAAATACGTTTACTAGCAACACCTTTGCTTTCTTCTTTGTAACACTTTTGACAACTAGCAGGAATTTTTCCTTCTAACATAGTCAAACGTACATCCTTCATGTATTCATTGTTCCATGCACTCATAGGTGTTTCTTTGCCAAAGTTTGCAGGAACTCCTCTTTCATTTTTAACTAGACCTACTTCATGATCAGTACCAGCACCACTAGCGTTAGCAGAACAGCAAAGACGCATATCTCCGTTTGGTCGTGTAGCAAAGTGTACCCAAGGTAAAGCACAGAAAGTAGAACTTCCTGTTTTTTCTTTTATGACATTTTGCCAATGACCAATTTTAGTTTCTTCTGGTTGTTCCCAGTATTCGTTTATTTCTTCCATATATTACCAAAAATTAAAAACATACTTTGGCACTAGTCCGCAATTTATTCCACCGTGCCAATGTCGCCTATCGTCCCATTCGTAAACCGCACCCTGCTCTTGATTATAAAAACATTGATTGTCTGCAAAAAATGCATGACCAAAACTCGAGGCACTAATGTGACAATGCCATCTTTTAAAATTTCCCATTCTAGAAAGTTCTTCTTCATTGTCATGAACATCCCAATGATAAGGAACAACCATACCTGGATTAACTCTGCTGACCCATGCACTGTTATAAGATGTAAGTCCTACGAACTTAGCAAATTTGTTAACTATTTCAACGTCAAAATTTTTATGAGGGAGAAACATATCCCATCCAACAGTGCCGCCATTTTCTTGTAACACATATCCTGCGGCATCCCACTTATCTAAAATGTTATGAACTCCAGGAATATTATCTTTTCTACTGTGACTAGGGCCTACATAAGCAGGCTCTTGATTTTTTAAATTGTCTATCAGTGCTTGCCAATTAATAATAGAACTAGAGTTTCCTATATAATTGATCATCTAGGAGTTCCTACAAAATGAAAAAGATAAAAGGGTTTAAATCCGCAGTTTGATCCAGCGTGATAGTGACGATGATTTTCCCATTTGATTACTGAATGCTGTTCGGGATTATAAAAGTGTTGATCTTCTAATACAAAAATGTGACCATCAGTAGGCTGTTCTATAAAACAAGTATATCTAACTAGATTGCCTTCACTAAGCCATTGTTGCTCATAGTCTTCTACGTCCCAGTGATAAGGCGAAGTTATTCCAGGCATTATTTCACTAATCCAAACTCTTCTAGCTTTGGCATTTACTAAATTTTCAAAAGCAGTTTCTATACTTTTATCAAAATGTTCCCCTGGATAATAATCATACCATTTGATATTTTCTAAGTTGTAACCTGCATTTAGCCATGTCTTTGCTATTTCTTCATAGTCTGACATAAGTTGTTTGTCAGTCCTTGAGTGCTCTGATTTGTTTAGCACAGCAGACATAGTGATTGGATCACCGCTTTCAGGACTGATGTTGAAAATGATTTTATCCCAATCTATTAAATTTTTTGTAGTTAACATCATATATTTACTTCTAAAAAAATGCGTTAATAAATAATACATATGAAAAATGTATATTTGATTCAAGTCGTTGACAGTTACGGCCCTAATAAATTTTTGCCACTTGCTATATCTTATCATTGGCTTACTGCGATTGAAAACGACTTTGTTAAGAATAATTTTATTTTAAAAGACGTACTAATAGAAAAAGAATCAATTGAGTCATTTGTTTCTAGAATAGATACACCTCACGTTGTTATTATGAGTTGCTATATCTGGAATTGGAACTATAATCGAAAACTTGCAAAAAGAATTAAAGAAAAATGGCCTGAAAGTTTTATAATTATAGGCGGGCCTCAAGTTAGTACAACAGATCCCTTTTTATTAAAAACTAATAAGTGTTTTGACATAGCAGTTTTAGGGGAAAACGAAAACGCATTAACATCTATTTTAAACAATTTAGATTCTAAAAACTTTGATGACATTGGCGGAATTTCTCTTCCTGGAAAAATTATACCTGGAATAAATCGAACTGAGAATCTTAATAAACTGCCTAGTCCTATATTATCGGGGTTCTATAATTTTATTATGGAAAATTATGAAAAAAGACATAATAAAAAGTTTCTATGGCAAGTAACTTATGAAACACTAAGAGGTTGCCCTTATCATTGTAGCTTTTGCGATATAGGCAGTTCCTATTGGAATAAAGTAAAGCTGTTTGACCTTGAAAGAGTTTATAAAGAAATTGATTGGATTTCAGAAAACAAAATTGAATACGTGTCAATATGCGATAGTAACTGGGGAATGCTTGAAAGAGATTATGATATAACTGCCTATGTTATAAAGAAAAAATTAGAAACTGGATATCCTAATGTATGGGATGTAGACTGGGCAAAAAATAATACAGAAAGAATTAAAAAAATATCTTCCTTGGACAAAAAAGCAGGCACTAACTTGTTCAAAGGAATTACATTTGCACTACAAAGCTTAAATGAAAAAACATTAGAAGCCATTGATAGATTTAATCTTCAAGAAAAAACTATTAAAGAGTCAATGGATTTTTTTAAAGAAAATGATATAAAAACATACTCTGAATTAATATGGCCTATGCCTGAAGAGACTCTTGATAGCTTTATAACAGGCATACAAAAATTAATTGATATGGGGCAAGAAAATTTCTTAATGATTCATCCACTGTCATTAACTCCTAATGCTCCAATGAGTAATCCTGAGTATTTAAAAAGCAAAGATATAGTTTCTAAGATAGTTCCATTAGACACATTTTGGTTAAATGTAGAAGATGAAGAAAATTATATTACTGAAACTATGGGAACTGTTTGTTCAACAAAGCATTTAACATTTGAAGAAGTAATAAAAGGTTACATGTTTTCACATTGGATAATTGTGATGTATTATTACGGATGGGCTCATCACATAATAAAGTATGTTAAGAATGTTTTAAAAATTAATGAAACTCGTTTTACATCTGATCTTATAAACTACATAGAACAAGCTAAACCTAAGCTGTTTTACTCTGAGCATACTTTAACTAAAGAAAATATAGAAAATGTTATACTTAACGGAGAGTTTTGGGGAACGAAATTAAATAACACCTATTGGGAATACAAGTCAGCTACGTGTGTTAAATTTCATAGAAACCGACAACAGTTTGTTGATGAACTAAGTAATTTTTTAAAAGTTACATACAATCTAAATAATAAAACATTAGAAGATTTAAATATTTTACTTTGTGTTGATAAAGACACAGAATATCCTATTACTTACAACAGCCAAGATATTGAAACTACGAAAATAGTATTAGGGCAAGAATCATCAGTGATTGAAATAAATCATACAGGTGATCATCGTATTCTTTCAGAAGAAGAGTTCTTTAGAGTTGCATATCACTATCAAAGAAAAAATCAATATTGGAAATGTACAGTCAAGCACGTTGAGTAAAAATTGTTAATCCTGTTTTTACTTTGTGACCAGATCCTGCACAATGTAATCTTGTTCTTTCAAAACAAAAGCAGTCTCCTATGTTCCAATTTACAATTGAATTCAAAGTAAGACCTTGTAAAGTTTCAATTGGTATATGACTTAAATGTTGTTGATGCAATGTTTTATCAAACTCTTCATCAGCTTTCCAATTAACAATATCAGTATAGTCGTAACACCTTCCGTCGGTTTTACTAACTTTTTTGTCTTGTCTAGCATCAATAAGATATTCTATAGTAGATATAAATGCACTATCTACATTAAAATCTTCAATTGACAACGGATCAGTTTTACACTTTACTAGCAACTCTCTTAAATCTTTTACATAAGTCAATTCATTAAATTTATTAGGTAAATTATATTCAAAAGGTTCTAGTATTACTCTACTAAATCTAGTGCTGTCTTTATTCCAAAAATTGTTAAACAACGCAGTTGTACCAAGACCTTCAACTGTTAACGGAAATATAACAACATTTCCTGTTCTAGATTTAGGACATTTTCCGCTATCAACATGAAGGCTATAGCTTATTTTAGATTCAAAAAATACAACTTCTTCTACCTTGTAATCGTAGTTTAATATTCTAGTTAATGCATTTTGAATAATATATTCTGGCCAATCTGTCTCTTCCCATATAGGATGCTTACTTCTTACATCCGGCCTTGCATCTACTTTTTCATCGTCTTTTTGAAAATAGTCTAATAAAATTTTTACTTCTTCGTTGCTTAGAATTTTATTATGGATACTAATCATTTATTCTTCCTGTTGATACCATTATTTAACATTAAAAAAAATGCTCTAAATTATAAACAATAAATATTGTCATGAGCTTTAATACTATAACCCAATTTGAAAATACCATAGCCGAGTACTATGGTTCTAAATATGCAGTTGCTACAGATTGTTGCACTCATGCAATAGAACTATGTCTTAGATTACAAGACATCAAAACAAGCAGTAGTCCAAAACATACATATGTTTCAGTGCCTATGACTTTAAAGAAATTAAACATAGAATGGCAATGGAAGGACGAGCAATGGCAAGACTATTATTATTTGTCTAATACAAACATAATAGATGCTGCGGTTCTTTGGAAAGAACAAAGTTACATTTCCGGAACAAATATGTGTTTAAGTTTTCAGTTTCGTAAGCATTTGGGACTAGGCCGAGGAGGGATGATTCTATTAGATAATAAAGAAGATAGAGATCAACTAGTAAGAATGAGCTATGATGGTAGAGATCGCGATGTGTTATGGGCTGAACAGAAAATTTACACCATGGGATATCATTATTATATGACTCCAGAAACTGCTGCTGCTGGTATAGAAAAATTTAATAAAGTTAAAGACATTGCTCCAAGAACAGTAGACTATACAGACTACCCTGATCTTTCTTTATTACCTATTTTTAATTAATTTAATGTTCCGGTTATCTGTAGAGAATATCTGTTCTGCTTGCTAAAATTATAAAAGGCATGTTGGGCAGTAGACTTCCACGCAAACCAATCTCCTGCTTGCCAAGAATAAATTACTTTATCTTCAATTTGTAAAAACTGTCCAGGCACATTGTCTTCTAACATTAGAATAATTCTAACAACAGAATCTAAGTTTGAAAGCTTGTTAAGTTTGCTAAATCTTTCGTACTTGTCAGAGTGCAACGGAATGTACTGTCCGGGTGTAAACAGATTTACTGCGATCCGAATGTTAGATAAAAAATCAAAATTTTTAACAATACTATCTAAAGGAAATCCTATGTCTGTTTCAAAACAATTGTAAAACTTCATAGATTCTAAATGGTGACCTACGGCTACGTATTCTTCACACATTATTAAATCAGGATCGAGTTTATATGGTAATTTTTTAAAATTTTCTATATTCCAAGACACAGGTGTTTTTCCAAAATTTTGCATAAATGTATTTAACAAGGAAAATGATAAATGCTAAGTTTAAATGAATGGGATCCTTTAAAAACTGTAATTGTAGGTAGTGCAACAAACGCCGCTATTCCTAAAGTAGATTTAAGCCTTAGAACAGTTAATTATGCAAATGTCACTGACATAAATGACATCCCAACAGGACTCTATCCAAAACAAGTTATAGATGAAGCCAATGAAGATTTAGAAGTGTTCTGTGATTTTTTAAAAAAAGAAAACATAGAAGTTCTTAGACCCGACGACGGTGTTATTCCAGAATACTATAACTATTGCCCAAGGGATGGCGTATTAGTCTATGATGACTTAATACTTGCAACACCTCAACCGCTGAGAGCAAGAAAGAATGAACATCTTGCCTTAGAACACTGCTTTTTAAAATATCCAGAAGTTAGATATATTAAAAATAGACCAGACCATCCAGATAGTCTATACAACGAAGCTTGTGTACAAGACAAAGATGTCTTGGCACTAACAGAAACTACAGCTAGTTTTGATGCAGCTAATGTTTTAAAATGCAATCAAGATCTGTTTTATTTGGTCAGCAATAGTGGCAATAAACAAGGAGCTGCCTATCTACAAGAGTTAGTAGGAAACAATGCTAAAGTACATTTAGTAGAAGGTGTCTATAGTTACATGCACATTGACAGCACCATTGCCCTCCTTAGAGAAGGTCTAATGTTGTTGAACCCCAGCAGAATAAAAAGCATAGATCAACTACCTAAGCCGTTACAAAGTTGGGATTACATTTGGGCATCTGAGCCTATAGATATAGGACATTATCCTGGTTATTGCAATGCCAGCATATGGATGAACATGAACGTTTTTTCGATTAATCCTAACTTAATTGTTGTAGAAGAAAGTCAAGAACCTTTAAGAAAAGCATTAGAAAAATATAAAATAGATTGTGCTATGTTACCAATGCGTCACGAAAGAACACTAGGCGGTGGATTTCACTGCGTTACACTAGATTTAATTAGATCTAAGCCATAAATATTTTATATGTTTGAAATAAAAAATGTCCTTACTCCGGCAGAGATCAATGAACTAATTTATTATCAAAATATTTTAGATCATCGGTCTGATATAAGACCAGATGTTGCTAGTAAGCATCCTAGGTGGGATATGGACCAATGGCCTCAACATATTGTTAAAAAAGTACTAGACTCAGTATTAGATTACAATTATCAAGTTGATGAAGTAATTTTTAATCTATTTAAAATAAGCTTTAAGTTACATGTTGACAGCGGAGATACTGAAGAACAAAGTACTGGACATGGAATAATAATTCCTCTTTACAATAACGGAGAATCTTACACTGTATTCTTTGATAACTTTTGGAACGGACACAGTGCAAAATTTAGCAAAAAAGAAAACTCGCCTTTTGAATATCAACTGCCCAACAAACAAGAACAATTTCAAACTGTAAAAGATATTAGAGAATTTTATAAACAATGTATAGATTCTCCAGAATCTATAACAGACTTTAACGTGGACAGCAAACTGATAAAAGAACTAGAATACTTAATAGAAGCTAGGTCTGATAAAAAAATTGGCAAAGTTGATAATCGTTGCTATGATTATTCTCAAATTGTTAACTATGATAAAAGTAAATTGTTTGATCAAGCAATGCACAGCAAATACTTAAATCATATTGATATAGAAAGTCTTCATGGACTAACTGTTTCAAATATAGTAGAATGGACTCCAGGCAATGTAATTGTGTTTGAACGAAACAGACTACATGCGGGCGCTGGCACACATAAAGAAAAAAGCGGAATAACTATTTTTACTAAGTGTTATTGACGAGACTTTAGAATCAACTCTATACCTTGTTTAAAAGATATAGGATTATATTGCTTAAAATAAAATTTAAGTTTTGTTATATCAGGAATTCTTCTATCAACACTGCCATATCTGCTAGGAACTATTTTCCAGTTAGGATCTTTAATACCCATGCACTCTGCAATTTGATTTGCAGCATCTAGAATAGATATTTCTTCCTGTGCTCCTATATTGATTACTTCTCTGCTGACTTGTTCGTATATAGATAACAGTGCAGTAATAGCATCATCTATATAACAGAAAGATCTTGTTTCGTTAGACCCATGTATTTCAAATACATTAGAATTTATTTTTTCTAAAATATCACCTATAAAATGTCCTTTGGTACTGTTAGCACCGTAGACATTGAAAAATCTCACAATTAAAAAATCTAAGTTGCTGTTGAATAGATAATTTTCAGATACAATTTTTGGTAATCGATAACTCCATCTTGAATTGTGTATGTCTTTTATAACAACATCTGTTTCTTCAGCCGTAGGAAAGTTTTTTGAATCTGCAACAATTTCGCTGCTGCTGGCATATATTAATTTGCAGTTTTTATTTTTTCCGGCAAAATTGAATATTTCTAAATCTGTAGTAATATTATTTTCTAATACATTTAGAGGCATGTCATAGAAATGACTTGTACCATTTATAGCCGCCATGTGAAATACGTAGTCAAAGTCATTGTCAGCAGATGCTATAAATTCTTTTAAATCTTTCTTAACATAGTAGCAGTTTTCTGGAGTGTAGTCATTAAATCTAAAATTATTATCAACTCCTACAACATGATGCTTGAGAGATAACTTATTACAAAGTTCTCTACCTATAAGACCCGCAGCACCAGTTATTAAGATTCTCTTACGGTAATTTTCCATTGTTCGTTATCTTTCTTAACAGAATCAAATAATGTTTGAGACAATCCTAATTGATTGAAAGTGTTGATTATAAAATCTAAATCTTTTGGCAAACACTTCCCTCCGAATCCTCTTAAATCTTCATTTACTTCAAGATAGGATTCAGGATGCATGACTTTAGAAAATAATTTTGTAATTACATCGTAGTTGCAATTACTTTGTTCAGCTAACTCGTAGAAATGATTTGCAAAGACAACTCTTAATGCAGCAAAATTATTGCTGAACATTTTTATTAGTTCTGCTTCTTCTAAGGAACATTCTAAAAAGTCATCGTCTCCGATCCACTCTTTGACATTTATTCCGTTGTGACCTACTATCAATGGTCTGCGACCGCACTCTTCTTCCCAAATGCGCTGGCGGAAAAATTCTGGTATATAGATAATTTTGTCTTGTATTAGTTCTTCTATACGTTTAGATGTTCCTAAGGGAATTGTACTTCTAATAATAATCTTACATTCTTTATTAATTTCTTTTAATTTTTTAATCTCATTAAGTAAACGATTTACATCATTTTGATTATCAGTAGGTACACAGAAAAATACTGTACTAGCATCTTGGAGATCAGATAAGTTTGTATTTCTTTGTAGGTCGTGAATTAATACAGGCATGTCGTTGAGAATACCTCGATGCGTGGCTTTTCCAACAAATCCGTAGCCTGCTATACCTACTGTTTTATTATCAAAAAAACTGTTTGTCATTTTCTCTTCCGTTATAAGGACCTGTTTTAAATTCGTAGATTGAAGTGTTTTCTTCAAGGATTTCGTAAGTATGACCTCCTTCAAAAGTCATAGAACACTCTCCAGGCCCTATTATTTCTTCTTGTAGTAATTGATTATCTGTATCATAAAAGCTGACTCTTACTGAACCAGATATTATAACCCATGATTCTTGTGCAATAGTCTTATCAAATGAAGGAGTTTTCCATATATGATAGTGCTTATCATATTTTTTTCCATGTGAAGGATTGATTATTGACAATTGCAAAAACTGTTCTGGAGGTGCTAAGTCTATTCTGTTAGACTTAACAGTGGGCCTATATACAGAATGTAACAGTTTTTCTGGGTTTACTTTTGAAAAAATTTGTGTAAGCATAGTAGTATTCAATTAAATAACTGCTACTATTTAATCTTTTATTTGTCCGAGGTAATTAAATGTTAAGCAAAAACGAGTGGGATACTCTTAAAACAGTTATTGTAGGTGTTGCTGATGGTGCAAGAATACCTAAACTTGATGTAAGTCTTCGAGTTGTAAATTACGCAGATAAAAAAGATTCTAGTGACATTCCTGAAGGATTATATCCTCAACAAGTAATAGACGAAGCCAATGAAGACTTAGAAACATTTTGCAACTTTCTTAAAGGAGAAAGTGTAGAAGTATTAAGACCAAAACGCACTCCGTTACCTAATTATTACAATTATTGTCCTAGAGACAGCGTCATAGTATATAACGATACAATTTTAGCAACGCCGCAACCTTTACGTGCAAGACATAAAGAATATCTTGCTATGCATGAACATTTTGAACCTTTAGAGCGATTAGGTGCAAAATATATTGAAGCACCTATTAATTACAATAAAGAATTATACAACCTAAATTGCTTAGGAGATAAAGACACTCTTGCATTAAATGAAACACAACCTTGTTTTGATGCTGCAAATGTTTTAAAAGTAAATGATGACTTAATATATCTTGTCAGCAACAGCGGAAATAAAAAAGGTGCAGAATATCTACAAAATCTAGTAGGTAACAAGCGTGTATGGACACTAGAAGGTGTCTATAGTTACATGCACATTGACAGTACTATTACATTACTAAGAGAAGGATTAATGCTGTTAAATCCCAGCAGGATAAAAAGTGTCGAACAATTACCAAAGCCGTTGCAAAATTGGGATGTTGTATGGGCACCTGACCCTGGCGAAGTCGCACACTACCCTGGCTATTGTAACAGTAGCAAATGGGTTGCTATGAATATCTTTTCTGTCAATCCTAATCTAGCGGCAATACCAGATCATCAACACGAACTTAGAAAAGAATTAGAGAAGCACAAAATAGAATGTGCAATGCTGCCAGCAAGACAACAACGTACACTAGGAGGCGGGTTCCATTGTGTCACATTAGATTTATTTAGAAGTCATTGATATGCGGGAAAACATTTATTATCATAACTTTCCTTTTGAGTTATCTTCTACTATTGTACTAGACAATGAAATAATTGAATCTACCGCTTTGGGAAGAACTAAAGTTCCTTCAATTGTTTATATAGGACAAGGAAAAGAATTTTCTTTAGACAACATTAAACACAATTTAAACAAACATTTACTTAAAGAAACTGGGATAGAAATATATTTGTTTGAATGGTTTAGATATTATTCAGATACTGATAAAACTGTAAAAGAATACAATGAACTAGAATACAACGACCAGCTTCATACAGAATTGCGAACTCCTGTGTTAGATGTTGCAGATAAGTTTGCTAGAGAAGAAGAAATTAGCATAACTGTTCATTGTTGTGAATACAATACAACAAAATATATTTTTCAAAATTATCCTAATTTAACATTACAGTGTTTAGATTTTCAAAATCAAACCGAATCAATTGGTTATAAGTATAACGCAGAATTGTTTAAGCCCAAAAATGAAATCAAATATAAGTTTTGGTGTTCTGCAAATAGATTTACTAATCATAGACACTTACTAATGTGTTATCTAGCTGATAAGCCAGGGAAGTACAGTTGGCCGTTTTCCTGTAACAATATATGCGAAGATATCACTTGGCTTAAAACTTTACCTTGGTACTATCTAAAAGAAGGAAATAAAATTTTAAATCAAACAGATTTTTTCATTGATAATAAGATTGATAAAATTGTAATTGAAAATTATAAATTTCCTAAAATTGCAAACTTTCCGTGGACTTGGGATGGAAATTTAGAAAACTTTTTAAAAAGTTTTGAAGATTCGTTTGCAGCAATAGTTACTGAATCAGTATTTTTTCAACCTACTGCTACAATTACTGAAAAAACATTTAACTCTATGGTTACACTAACACCTTTTATAATGATAGGTGCCCCATTTACTTTACAGTATTTGAAAGAACTAGGGTTTAAAACTTTTGATAAATGGTGGGACGAGTCTTACGATGAAGAATCTGATCATGCAGAAAGATTATTAAAGATTTTTAAACTTATTGATTACATTAACAGCCTGTCTAACGATCAATTACACTGTCTTTATAAAGAAATGTACAGTGTGTTAGACTGGAATAGAAATCATTTATTAAGTCTTCACTCTAGAGATATCATTCTTCCTTAAGGTTAGATCTTTCTACGAACTGATCTTTAGGTTTTGAAATTGGTTTGCTTGCACTAACTCCGCAAGTTCTAGCACAAACAATTAGTTTATATTCATTCCAGTAATAATCCCAAACAGTTTGCCAAGAATTAGATTCTAGTATATTTTTTACACCTACCTTTGTGGCACTTAGATTTTCTATTCCGCCTAGCGATTCTACTAATTTAGAATACTGTTTTTTTACTTCTTGTCTTACAGGGAACGTAAAGTCATTTTCTTCTGTATAATTATAAGGAGTAGATGCAAGGAAACAGCAGGGAAATAAATTTTTGTATGCGTCTATGTATATTTCTCTATTTTGTTGAACGTAACATTCAATGTTAGAATCATCAACCCATACCTTATAATTTTTAATCATATCAGGTGAAATTAAAGTCACTTGATTGTTTGTAGGAGGTTCTAAGTAATAATCAGTGTTTCCATTTTTATCAAGGACTTTAAATTTTTCTTCTAAAAATCTAGTACTGTTTTTAACTGTAAATAGTTTGAATCCTAATTCTTTAGCTCTTTTCCTTGCTTCTTCTACTTGGTGTTCGTTATGTTTGAATTTAATAAAGACCCATTCTGCAATCCCTCCGGCATCTATAAATGCTTTGGCATTATCGATAACCTGTTGATACTTAGTACCAACTCTGTAAATGTGATGAGTATCTTCTAGTCCATCAATCCCAAATATAACAAAATGATTTCTAGGAAGTTTTGCGGGCAATGACCTCCACCATTCTTTAGATCGTGCTCCGCCGTTAGTATGTATTCTTATTTGTAAATTTGGATTTCCGTTAGTAGCGTACCCACACATTTCTGCTAGGTCGTTGTTGATAATAGGATCTCCAAAATTTCCGCAAAAGAAAATACTCTTTAATTGATCTAATACTTCTTGATTGAAGATTGTAGAAAAATCTTCAAGTGACCATTCATTAACTTTGATGTACGGATTTTCTAATCCTCCCCTGTAGTTCCTAGAACACATAGGACATTTTGCTTGACAATTATTAGTAATTTCTAAATGAACTGCGTGTAGTTCTGAAAATTTAAACATTCTTATATCCTATAATCATAAATCTTTTATATAAAGGTAACTCTAATTCTCCAGAATATAAAACTTTTTCTAAACCTGCTTGTTCTTTAAATTCTTCTAAATTTTTAGAAATTCTAATATGCTCAGGTATTTTGTAATTATTTGTTTGCAGTACTATTAAACTGTTGTGCTTCAATCCGCTTAACCATAAATCATAATCGTCTTGAGATATGTGTTCAAAACTAGTGTTAATAGAAATATCAGCGTCGCTACGAATCTCACACATGTTAGCAGTTACAGCTCTAAATTTATTATTCAAATATTCTTGTCTGTTCATCATGTTGGCAATAGATTCACACGACGAATCAATGTCTATACTTCTAATAGTAGTAACAGGTATGTTGCTTTGAAAAATCATACTAGCCAGTACACCTACCCATCCTCCGTGAATGTCTATACTAGAACTGTGGTGTACATGCTCATCTAAACAATCTATAAGCCATTCTTTGCTGCGAAGCTGTCCACTCCAAAAGGCGTCCATTGTACGCATAGGATCAGGACTTTGCCTAATAGCCTGCATCCAATGATGTAAATGTTCTGTGTCAATATTCATTTTTTATTTTTGGTATTTTACTGTCTGCAGAACTTACACAAGTAGGAGTTATACAAACCTTAGGAGATTTAAAAAGATTAAACCCTTCTGTTAACGTTCCTAATGCTCCGTCATGACAACTATAACTTCTTTTAACTTCGTTACTTCTTATAATAACACTTTGATATCCGCTATTGCAAGACCAGTCCTTAAACTTATTAAATCCAAATGCGTTGAATCTCTCAGCTTGATCAAATAGGTATTCTTCATTACTTTTATCAAACAGTGATATTTGATATATATCTTCACCTTGTGACTGTTGCGGGAAACCTGTACGCATCAACTGCGTCATTTCGTCAGTGTACCCATCAACTATACGACTAGCTGTAGGATCGCTTTGCGGCTTCAACGTTACGTTTATTCCTCTTCGATGAAAGCGTTCTAGTTTTTCGTACAGTTGAAAAAATAACTCAGGTACCATTACTTGATTGATAGTGACAAAAACATTTTCGTCTGTTAGATGTAAAATCTTATCACCAAACTCTTGTTCTTTAGCAAACTCTGCGTGATGGCTTGCTGTAATACTGCGTCTAGCTAACATAGAAGTAGCATTAGACCAACGTTTCCACCATTCTAATCCAGGTGATAGATTGGTAGTCATGTGTACACTTTGATAAGGAGTCTGCACACCATCATCTAAATATTTGGTTAGTTCTAATAGCCCTTTGTAAGCAGTAGGTTCTCCTCCACTGAAACTCCAATGAAATTCGGTAAATCCGTTCAAACGAGCTTGACTTTTTATTTGATCTACTGTACACTTATATACGTCTAAACTTTGATAATCAAGTTGATCGCTACGTGCATAAGGCCAACAATAACTACATTTGTAATTGCAAAAACGTCCTAGTATCCAGCTTGTGGAAAACAACGGGCGAGTCAACATTGTTCGTTGTCCAAAACGCACAATTTTTTCAAATGGTATTTCTGTAAAGTTCATTGATTATATTTAACAGGTTTATAAAACAATTCAACAAAGTATGAAACCAAGCAAAAGCCCTGAACGACACACCTTTCAAAAGGAAGGTTATCTAAAACGCATGGAAGAAAATGGCGAAGAGCCTAATCAAGATTACTTAGATATGTTTCAAAAGATTGTCGAAGATGCTGATAAAAAATGGCAAACTCCTGAATCTATGAAAAATAATATGGAATACGATCTAGTGACTACTGATTGGATACTAGAGAAAGTTCGAGCTAGCGAATCTTATGCACAGAATTTATATGCGGCAATGTGCAACAACGATTTTATCAAACGTGAAATGTGGTCCATTTTAAAAGAAGAGAAATGGAGTTGCAGTTGGAGATCAGCTGGCGGTATAATTGCAGACATGCGACAAGAAGGCGACTACATTGATTGGTACTGTAGTGGAATCGGCGGCCAAATTGCTGATTATACTAGTGAAGAAACTGACAAGCAATGGAAAGCTAGAACTGGTTATGTTTCCGAAAGTGTAGTAACTGAGGAAATTGAAAGTGATTTACACCGGTTAGGTTGGTTAGTGGTTAAATACGATGACACTAAGGATATATAATGACAGTATTAACATTTAAGGCTGAAGATATTTTTGAAGACATTCCGGGAGATCCTGACAATGTTATTCTAAAATTTCCTCCCGAAGTGTTGGAGCAAACAGGCTGGAAAGAAGGAGACACGTTAACAGTGTCTGTAGTAGACGGAGCAATATCAATTTCAAAAAATGGCTAAAGAAGAACTATTAGAAATCACAGGCAAAGTAGAAGAGGTGTTACCTAACTCTACATTTCGAGTTAGAGTAGACAATATGGAACATGAAGTATTGTGTTACATGGGCGGTAAACTCAAGCAACACAAAATTAAAGTTATCATGGGTGATAAAGTTAAACTAGAAATGAGTCCATACGATCTAACTAAAGGTCGTATCATTTACAGGATGTAACATGAACTCAATTATCGAACGTGTTAATAATGTATGTCAAAACGTTCGAAAGAGTCATCCGTCAACTAGCTTTCGCAAGTTAGTATTTGCTACTAAAAAAGAATTTAAAAACAACGACATAGATCTTGCCATTAAAACTAAGAAGGACAAGACATTAGATCACGATCATTTTTATGTTATGGCATATTATGATCCTGAAGATGATTTTAATAATGAAACAGCAATAGAAGTTGTAGTGCATCACAACTTTTTAGGTGACAACAAGTTTCAACATAATCAAATTACAGATTTTTTAATTCAAATCTTTGATGCGGTAGTACATGAAATGCGTCACCAAACTCAGAGTAGTCAAAGGTATTTTGAAAGCTACAGTGAACATGCACACGAGCCATTTAGCAAGTATCTAGCTGATCCAGACGAGTTAGATGCTTATGCACTAAGCATTGCTATCGAACTGTTGCGAGCCATGCCTGCGTCTCGAGCCAAACGAAATATGGTTAAAATGACTATTTTGGGTAAAATGAAACGGGGAGATATGTTAGTAAGTCCTAACTTAAACTGTTACATTGCCTACTTCAAAGACAATGCGCTACTTAAAAAGCTAGCCAAAAAGGTTTATAAACATTTGGAAACACTTGACAGCAGACACATTTTCGTGTAAAATATGATCATCAGCAACGATAATCCTACTGGAAAGTTTCTAGAAGTGAGCGCAGAATTCCCCGTCCAAAAAGTCCTTGAGTTGGCCTGTGCCGCTCAACGTACTAACAAAGCATACATAAAAACTGCCGAGTATGTCCACGACAACCAAGGCAAGTTTCTCTTTGTCAAGCACGACAACAAAACACTAATTCGACATGCCTTAGGTATTGACAAGTACGATAAAGCTGAACAAGAATTTCGACCTATGTCATTGGCTTTAGAAACTCAAGATGCCGAATTGAGCGACGAGATCCGCAACTATTACAAACGGTTAATGTTTTCTGCTGTCAAAGGAGATAACGAGTTCCAAACTGAAGTTTTTAGTTTGCTAATGACTGAGCACATGCCTTCTAACAAGATTGGGTTTATTGCATGTTTGCCCAGTGTGTATGCTCGAGATGTGAGCAAAAACAAACTTGAAAAAATGTTTCGTGTTGCAGATAATGCAGGGTTAGCAGAAATTGGAGACATGTTGCTCGACAAGGACTGCGAGGTCCTGCAAGTCAATCGTTCAAAAAACTTTGATGCTTGGAATATTCTTGCTATAATAGACAATAAGATTGTCAGCTGGATGAGTAATAAAGAGCCCCGAGTAGGCCCGGCTGTGGTAATCAAAGCCAAAGTAAAACAACATGCTGAGAATTGGTTGTGTAAGAAAATTGAAACTCGACTTAATTATGTAAAGATTGCACAATGAGATATACTGAACAACAATATGATGAGTTTGCCAAACGTATGGAAGAGAAGTATCCCAAAATGTTTGCAACTCCCTATGGCGGATTTGCAATAGGAGCAGGCTGGTGGCCTATTATTGAAAGCCTATGCGCTAACATCCAAAGTCATATTGATTGGTGGAACAAGAATCGAGAAACTCGTCCTGTAGTTGAACAGGTAGTTGTAGAACAGATTAAAGAAAAGTTCGGTGGACTACGTTTCTATTACACCGGAGGTGATGACCAAATTAGCGGTATGGTGCGTATGGCAGAAGCATGGGCTGAACGCAGTTGTGAAGAATGTGGAGCTCCTGGCACAGCTGGGGGTAAAGGTTGGATTAAAACATTATGTCCAGTGCATCGAGCAGAAGCAGATGCACGTTATGCAGAGAGATTTCCAAATGAAGATTAAACTAGTATCGGACCTCCATTTAGAGTTTTCCGATATCAATATTAAAAATGACGAAGGTGCAGATGTTCTGATACTTGGAGGCGACATTATGATTGCTGACGATTTGCACAGTCACCCGGCTGCGGATTTTAATCCCTACAGTCAAGGTGCATTTGCCGAATTAGGTAAAAAGCAAATTCGAGTTCAGCGGTTTCGCGACTTTCTAAAGCGTTGTAGCTTTCAGTTTCCTCACGTTATCTACGTTGCAGGTAATCATGAGTTCTATAACGGCAAATGGTTTCAGACACTAGAAGTGTTGCGTAACGAGTGTGCTAAGTTTGACAATGTCTATTTCTTAGAATGTGAAAGCAAGAAGATCGATGACATTACGTTTATCGGTGGTACACTGTGGACTGACATGAATCGTCAAGACAGTTTGACTCTGCAGGCGGTGCGCGACATGATGAACGATTTCCGTATCATTCGAGTAGAAAATGCCGACTATCGTAAAGTTCGTCCAGAAGACACTGTAGTTCGACACATAAAGATGTTACAATACATCAAGACTATTGTTGCTGAAAAGCATGACGAAAAGTTTGTTGTAGTTGGACATCATTCGCCCAGTAAGCTCAGCACACATGAAAACTACAAGGATCAATATCTAATGAACGGTGCTTACAGTAGCGATCTTAGTGAGTTCATTCTAGATCATCCGCAGATCAAACTGTGGACACATGGTCATACACATCATCCTTTTGACTATGTCATAGGTGAAACTCGTATTGTCTGCAACCCGAGGGGATACGAGTCCGATGGCTACAGTGAGCAAAGTGGCTGGGACATTACTAAAATTATCGAGGTATAAATGAATATTGCTGACATTACAAAAACAACTGCTAAAAATATGTACGAAATGATGATGCAACTAGCAAGTCATATCGAAACATTAGAAGCAGAGAATGCAGAACTTAAACAAAAATTAGAGGCACACGATGCAGAATCTAAGTGAGAAAGATGTTAAAATCTTTAAGCGTTGGCTGAAAAGTCATTTGGCTTACGGTCCTACTACTGTGGTCTTTACAAAAAAAGATGGTACGGAACGAGTAATGAATTGTACAACCAATCCAGAACTTGTTCCTGCTGTTGAAATTGTAGAAAGTACAGAGCCCAAGAAAGAAAAGAAAGTTAACGAAGAGGTTATGCCAGTGTATGACCTAGAATCCAAAGCTTGGAAAAGTTTTCGATGGGATAGTATTAAAGAAGTAAGGTTTGAGTTATCATGAGGCAGGTCGTTGAAAATACTTGCGAAATCATGTGCGAAGACAACGGACGTAGAATGGTCGGAGAAATGTTAAGTTTCCGAGAACATGATCATTGTGCAGTCAGTATTAATCGTACCATTAAACTCGATATGAAATGGAATGGTGTAGTGTACGAAGGCAAGAGTGCAGGACTGAGTTTTACTACAGAAGGTCCTTTAGTTAGAAACGTTAAACAAGGTAGAAGATGAAAATTGGACTAAGTTATAGCCGTTGTGTTAAAGACATTGTTGACGGTAAAGTAATGATTGACGATGTGCTGGTTATTATTACTCGCACAGATTTTGATCCAAATAATAACGATCAATGGCAGGCAATTTGGCAAGGTTATGCTGGAGGATCTGACGCTAATTTAATGCGTGGATTCTTTGGTGGTAGTAATCCAGAGTGGTCAGATTACGGAGATGAAGATGAAGATCTTTTTCGTTCAGTGACTATCGAACTTTGGGAAACTGGCAAACTGCATCAGCCTCGTAAGTTTGGTGCTCGGCCTGCTCGTCGTCCTGAAATTTGGCTTGAAGCAGTGTTGCCCAGTATCGAACTGGAGAAGAACCCAGCGGCCAAGGCAGCATGGGAGAAGTTTCAAACTGTTGCAGGTTTGACTAATGTTGAGCTTGACGACAAGTATCAATGAACATATACTTAAAATTTTAAAGGATCACAATGCCTAATCTTATTCCAACCGTTATCGAAACAGAAGCCCGAGGTGAACGTGCTTACGACATCTACAGCCGCTTGCTGAAAGATCGCATTGTTATGCTGGACACTGATGTTAACGAGCATACATCTAGTATCATTGTTGCTCAACTGTTGTTTCTTGAAAGTCAAGGTACTGAAGATGTTCAGTTCTTTATCAACAGTCCCGGTGGGTCAGTGACTGCTGGGTTGGCTATCTACGATACCATGCAGTTTATTAAGCCTGCTGTTAGCACCATTGTTCTTGGACAAGCCTGTAGTATGGGTTCATTTTTAGCACAAGCAGGTGCTCCGGGTAAGCGTTTTGTATTGCCCGAAAGTCGAACTATGATTCACCGTGTTAGCTCAGGTACTCCAGGAACCCGTGGGTCAGTTCATGTGCAAGAATTACAGTTCGAAGACGCTGTTCGTGCCATGGGCGAAAGCAAACGATTGAACGAACGACTGACTCAACTGTATGTTAAGCACAACACAGCAGGTAAAAAGTACGAAGAACTGTTTGAAACTATGAAGTTTGACACATTTTTAAGCGCAGAAGAAGCTGTAGCCTATGGACTTGCTGATAAAGTTATCGACAAGCGGCCATAAACTACGCACATTATGTACTTTAGTATAGGACTTAAATATATAAAATAGGAGAGTCCTGTGTCAAGAAAACCGTTTAACTGGTCATTATTGGACAGAAAAAGCCTGTACACTATGTTGTACGGGCTTAAACCTTCTATAGTAGGCAAGAGATTTTCTGTCAAAGATCTACAAAAACTCCTAAGCAGCCATATTAAACAGTATTTGCCCATTAAAGTTCGTATGGATCACGATCCTACACACGAAGCAGGATTAGTTTACATCGGCGGAACTTACTATGCAGACTACGATGTTGAAGGCAAGCGTCAAATAGAAATAGTGTTTAGTTACAAGGATACCGATGGCGAGATCAAAGTGTCTGAGACTCGCTGGCAAAGAATGTGTATGTTGTTTGCAGACACAATGTTACACGAAATAATACACCTAAGACAATATCGCACAAGACAGTTCAAAGCAATACCAGGCTACGAAAGCACTGCCTACTATGCCCGTGACCGTAAAGAACAAGAGTATTACGGACATCCAGACGAAATGGGCGCATTTAGCTTTAACATTGCCTGTGAACTGTATAATCGTTTTGGCGACGACTTTGATTCTGCCAAACAATATTTGGACAGTAATCGAGCAAAACGTAGCAAAAAGACAACATATCATAAGATACTCAAAGCATTTGATTGGGATCATACACACCCTGTAATCCGTTCTCTCAAAAAGAAAATCATCAGGAATTTACCGTATGCCCAAATAGGTAAGCCATTTAAAACAGACAAACACTTGACTTACTAAACTTTTGATGTTACAATACAAGCATTGTAAAAGATTAGGAGTTTAAATGCGTAAACCTTGGGAAGTAATCGCAGCCATTGAAGCAGATAACAGTCGTTTGGCTAAAGAAGCCGAAGTGCTAAAAGAAGCAGTGGCAGGCAACACAGAGTTTTTCGACGGGTGTCGATTGGCATTGGACTCTATGATCACCTTTGGATTGAAACAGATCCCGGAGAAAAAAGATGAAGATGGGCCTGGTTTGGATTGGGATAGTTTTAGCCTCATTGTTACTGGCTTTGTTAATCGCTCACTCACCGGCAACCTTGCCCGTGACACTGTTGCTAACTTGATGAAGACAGCCACTAAGGCACAATGGAATGGATGGTACCGACGCATTCTTATTAAAGACATGCGAGCAGGATTCAGCGAAGCAACAATCAATCGTGTAACGGAAAAAGATTATGTCCACTATAGCGTTCCTGTGTTTAGTTGTCAGCTTGCACACGACAGTGCCAATCATGAAAGCAAAGTCGTAGGTAAAAAGATCATTGAAGTTAAACTGGACGGTGTACGAGTTATTACAATTGTCTACCCGGATGGTCGTGTTGATCAGTTTAGTCGCAATGGCAAAGAGCTGGTAAACTTTCCTCATGTCAAAGAACAGTTGGCAAAAATTGCCAAGGGCTTTACTGAGCCTATGGTGCTTGACGGTGAGATCATGAGCGGGACATTTCAAGATTTGATGAAGCAGATTCACCGCAAGAGTAGTGCAAAGGCTAACGATGCTGTTCTTAACTTGTTTGATGCATTGCCGTTGGCTGAGTTTGAAACTGGCGAAAGTGCTACTACACAAGAAGCACGGAGTGAATGGCTCAAGACTTGGTTTACAGCTAATGAATCTGTACTGCCCAATGTAACAGTTGTGGCGCAAGAAACTGTAGACTTAGACACTGCTGCCGGACAAAAGCGTTATAAAGAAATTAACGCTCTGGCCATTGCTGGCGGCTATGAAGGCATTATGTTGAAAGACGCCAACGCAGGTTACAAGTGCAAACGTTCAGTGGCATGGCTCAAGTTAAAGCCATTTATTGAAGTGAGTCTAACTGTAACCGCAGTTGAAGAAGGTACTGGTAAAAATATTGGACGCTTAGGTGCGTTAGTTTGTGAAGGCGAAGATGACGGACGTAGGATTTTGGTCAATGTTGGTTCTGGGTTTACTGATGATCAGCGTATTGCTTTTTGGGCCGCCCGTGATAAGATTGTGGGCGACATTGTGGAAGTCCGTGCAGACGCTATCACGCAAAACCAAGATGGTACTTATTCTCTACGCTTTCCGCGGTTCCTCCGTTTCCGAGGCTTTGATCATGGCGAAAAAATTTAATCTGCGACGAAGTATGAACAAGGACATTGTTTATGGTGCCTTGTTAGAACTCAGTCGGAACAAAAGTGTTTGGCACGAAAGTTCTGTCAGTCCGGAGTATAGTCATTTGACTGAAGAAGGCAAAGATGCTATCATACATGTAATTGAAGACATGTTCCGAGGACTTCAAACTATTCATAATCAAGAAGTTAAAGAAGAAGCCAAACAACAAACACTTGAGGCACTACGATGAAATTTATTCAACAAGTATCAAAAATACGAACAGTGAGACAAGGTGATAGTAAGTTTATGCTCAACGACGGTTTAGTGATATGCCCTAGGGCAGGATTTGAAATTAATGAACACTGCCCACGAGAATATCGACAGATTATTGCTACCTGTATTGATCGAGGATGGCTCAAACCTGTAGCACATGTTTACGGCAAAGAATTAACAATGGACGCATTAAGATGAAAATAGAAAGACACCAAGTATGGACAGGGGATAACCGTACAGAGTTTTATGTAGATGATGTAAGAGAGTTAGACGGAAGGACTTGGGTCTTTTATACTAATACGTTTACTCAACAAACTTATAGCTGCCTTGCACCAGCTTTTGAACAACGATTTAAAATCGTATTAAATAAAGGATAAGGAGAACTTTATGTACACAACAGCAAATTATCGAGACGCTAGTGCTATTAATACAGCAATGGCTGGCGTTTATAAAAATATGGGATTAGCAGTTATTGTTTCTATGCTAGTCAGTCATTTTGTAGGAACCAATGCGGCACTGATGACATTTTTCTTTACTGGTGCAATGAAATGGTTAGTAATTTTTGCACCTCTAGTATTAGTGTTTGGTATTAGTTTTGCTTTGGAGAAAGTGAGTAAATCTGTAGCATACTTCTTGCTATACGGATTTGCCGCACTAATGGGTCTAAGTTTTGCTACAATCTTTGTAGTTTACAATATGGGCAGTATTGTTACAGCCTTTATGGGTGCCGCAGTATTATTTGGAGTTATGAGTTTTTATGGATACTTTACTAAAAAGGATCTATCTGAACTAGGCAGTTTATTGTTTGTTGGATTGATTGCAATTATCATTGCTAGCATTATTAACATCTTTATCGGTAGTACTGTATTTCAAATGGTAATCTCAGCATTGGCTATTATCATCTTCCTTGGTCTTACTGCTTACGACACACAGCGTATTCGAGAAATGCTCAGTTATGATCAAATTGGCAATGGCGAAGTTGCAGGTGCATTGACACTATACCTTAACTTCATTAACTTGTTTTTAAACTTGTTACAACTGTTTGGCGAAAGAAAATAAAATGATTCGAGAGTTTATCAATATTGTAGAAGGAATGGGCAAGGGCATTAACGACGAATGGTTCAAGGACGGTGGATTTAAAACTTACAAACGTCCTGCCAAAGAGCGTTATGAGATTGCCAACGAGCCTGGCACCATTGACACTCTTGAAGGTCCAGTTAAGTATCCAAAAGGATTCTATATCATGACTGGACCTAAAGGTGAACAGTATCCTATCAGTCCAGAGAAGTTTAACGATCTTAAAGATGATTTAGGCAACAGTGTTTGCACACCAAAGAAGATTATCAAAGTGGCTAAACTAGCAGATCACTCTGGAAGTGTTGACACATCATGGGGTGAGAAGTTACACTATAATCCAGACGAAGATGTTATTGTTCGTCACGGTGAAAACGACTACGGTGTAGTTAAGTTAGATATTTTTAAACAAACATACGAGAAACTATAATGCGTAACCACTATTGGACCAACTCAAAGTTCGCTGACTGGCTTCGAGGTACCGCTAAGGGCGGAGCCAAGACTGCTGAAGGTTGGGATGAATGGACTACTGCGGCCCAAATGAAACACAGCTTTCGTTACTGGTTAGCAGAAGAAGGACTCGATTACTTACAAAAGGTCGTATACTGGCCTACGGATACATTACATGCTATTAAGTACTATATTAATAACCGTTGGGTTACTCGCACTCATAGTCTTACCGCTCACCCTCGTGACATCAAGCCCGGTAACTGGTGCGACGTGGGCAACCGGTTCCTCCCTTGCCTATTCAACGAACTTGTTGAATTCGTCGAAGTTGAACTAGCCTGGTGGCACATTGCTTGGGCTGACAAAGAAGAAAAGGCAAAATACAATGCTCCATTCTGGGCTACTGGTTGGTGGCGTTGGAGAACTTGGCGTTGTCCGCAGGCAGGTCTAGATAACTTAGATTGGCAAAGCAAACTTCGCTGGGGAGAAGACGAAGGTTTTGAAACTGGAGACCCGCATATTGGACAACCTACTCCGCAAGCTGAACGAGCTTTGGAAATTTTGGCTTTGTACAAATGGTGGACGGAAGTTTATCCAAATCGTCCAGATCCGCACGATGCCAGCGGCTGGTCAGAGTACTGCGAACGCAAGCGTCAAGAACACGGCGACACTGGATTGAGTTTTATGAAAGAAAGCAAGAATCCAGAATTACGTGCTTTGGGCGACACTGCTCTAGCCAAAACTCATGAAATTGAGCAAGCATACGAGCAAGAAGATACCGAAATGTTATGCCGTTTGGTTAAAATTCGTGGCAGTCTTTGGACTTGACACAGCACTATTTTGATGTTATAATATAAGTATTGTTTAACACAGGAGCGCCTAATGGCAACTAAACTTAAAAAAGCATCTATTGCAATCCGCGAAAAAGCTAAACGTGACTATAGTCCAGATTGGACAGGTTGCGAAACTTGGGATGAAACTAAGTTTCTTCGTTATTTTCACGGTGCTATGCAATACTACCGAATGGAGTCTAGCGGTAAAGAACTCAAAGTTAAAGTCATCGAGTGGATGAACAAGAACGGTTACGACAAAAAGACTGTTCAAAGTTTTAAGAAAACAAAAGATAATCGTTGCGGCATGACAGTCGGTGCAGTTGCCGCTTGTCTGCTTCGTGGTATGCAAAGTAATCGTCCTGACTTTAACAAAGGTCGCGACACTGCCACTTGGTTAGGTTCTGAGATTGCTAAAATTATCGACGAAGGCAAAGACGACATTGACGAAAGCGGTGTTGTTGTAGAAGCAAAGCCTACAGGTCCTGTTGTCACTATTCAAGAACGAGTACGTGATGCTGCCATGTTGATGACAGAAGAGATTGAAGAAGCGTATCAAAACTTTCAGAATGATCCAGAAAACTTTGATCCTAAAGCATTTAAGATGCTGAACTTGCTGAAAGGCAAAGGCGCAAAGGCTGCTCACGCACGTATCATTCGTGACTTCTACGCTCGAGATTTGGCAGAACTTGAAGAACTGGCCAGTGGTTCGGCAGACGAGCAACTTAAAGAAGCATACAAGCATCGTAGCCGCAAACAGATTAAGAATTTTATTATCTTCTTAACTGAGATTCAAACTGCCTGCACAATGTTGATGCAAGAAGCCAAAGTCAATCGTGCGCCTCGTAAGACCAAGGCAGTGCCTAAGGACAAGTTGGTTGCTAAACTCAAGTTCATGAAGACTAACGAACCTTTGAAACTTGTTAGTGTTAATCCTGTTGACATTATTGGCGCAGGCGAACTTTGGATTTACAACACCAAGAGCCGTAAGTTGGGCAAGTATGTGGCCTCAGAGTTTAACACACTAGGCATCAAAGGTACTACCATTACAGGCTTTGATGAGACTAAGAGCATTTGCAAGACACTTCGCAAGCCAGAAGAGAAACTGAAAGAGTTTAAAGCGGCTGGCAAAATTGCACTGCGAAAGTTTCTAGACGAAATTAATGCAACTGACACTAAGATGAACGGACGCATTAACGAAGAAATTATCTTGCTCAAGGTAGCTTGAGATAAGTATCATAGCGGTCTTTAACGTCATTCATCCCGCTTTATAAACTCTGCATGTCGTCAAACTTGCTCATACATAAGGAGACTAGAGATGGCAAAATATCTTTCAACAAAAACATACGGTAACGATAGAGGACTCTCATGCTGTTTTAGACAGTGGAAAAGCACACATAGTCATTGCTCTATGCTACACGGATACTCAATTGGTATCAAATTAATCTTTGAATCTGAAACACTAGATGATCGTAATTGGGTTATGGACTTCGGTGGATTAAAAGCATTTAAAGAATGGAGTGAATGGCAATTTGACCATACATTGGTAATTGGCAAAGACGATCCGGAACGTGGCACATTTGTAGAACTAAACAAAATCCAAGGCGGATTTAAAAACATGGGTATCATTGATCTACGCATTGTAGATGGTGTAGGCTGCGAAATGTTTGCTGAATTAGTATACAAGACTATGAACGAAATTCTAACTGCATATCAAGAAGGTCGCGGTTGGACACACCCTGACGGTCGTGTGTTTGAAGCTCGCTATCCAGTAGGTGCGGGTGTTAGATTAAAGTCAGCGGAAGTGTTTGAACACGCAGGTAATTCGGCAATCTACGAGGGCTAATATGAAATTGAGCATATACAATGTAGGAGGGGAAATTGTCAAAGACAACGAAACCTATGTGCTCAAAGATAATAAAACTTTAAACAATCTAGTGCTAAGTTCTACTGACTTAAAGGCAGGACAAAGCACTAGAGGTCATAGTCATCCGGGACAAGAAGAAGTTTATTATTTTGTATTGGGTATAGGAGAGATAGAAATAGACGACAAGCGATTTAATGTTTTAGAAGGTGACGTTGTATTAATTCCAGACGGTGCATTTCATCGTGTTCATAACAAATCAAAATCTAATAATCTTTACTTTGTTTGCGTATTTGACGGGAAGAGAAATCATTAATGTTAGAAACAATTTGCGATATAATGGTTGACGCTTATAAGCGTAACTGGATCACAAGTCGTGATGGTAATGTAAGTATTCGCCATCACGACAGGGATCACTTTTACATTACACCTAGTGGTGTGCGTAAACAAACACTGCAACCTGATCAATTTAAAAAGATTGGCATCGAGAAAGGATACTGGGATCAACCTCCTCGCCTGTATCATGCAGTTAAAGAATTGCCCTACACTGAGATCAGCGCCAACCTAAAGCCCAGTGGAGAGCTACCATTACATTTTGGTTTACAAAAAGAAATGGGACAGCATACAGGGGAAGTCCGTGTAGTAGTACATGTGCATCCTACTTACTGTATTGCGGCTATGCATGCCGGCATTGATTTGAGTACGGTAAGTGCCGCATTTCCAGAACTCAATCGATATACTCGGGTAGCACCTAACGTAGGAGATGTACCTCCTATAAGTCAAGAGCTTGCGGACCAATGTCACAAACAATTACAATTAGATCGAGACGGCAACATTGCCTATGATATTGTAGGTATTAAAGGACACGGTGTTGTAGCAATTGATACCTCACCATGGCGTGCCTATGAACATATCGAACGACTAGAGCATATTTGTAAAATTGTATTGGCTAGCGGAAAGTATTAAATGACTAATAGATCAATAGCAGTAATTGGTGCAGGCATTACAGGCATATTAGCAGCCTATTATCTAGCACGGGCAGGTCACAAGGTCACTGTACTTGAACAAGAGCGTCATCCTGCTATGCGTACTAGCTTTGCCAACGGTGGACAAGTTTCTGTCAGCAACAGTGAAACATGGACTACTTGGAGCAATGTTTGGAAAGGTATGAAATGGATGTTTCAAAAAGATGCTCCGTTACTGATTCGTCCTACCCCTAGCATTAGCAAGATCAAATGGATGACTAGTTTTCTCTGGAATACTGTTAAAGGTGACTATGCCAGAAACACTGCTGAAACTATTAGATTAGGTATCGAATCTAGAAAACTCTACAAACAAATTATAGAGGAAGAAGGTCTTGCGTTTGATCAAAGTTACTGCGGCATATTGCACTTCTATAAAGATCCGCAGTACCTACAGAATGCTCACGATGTAAAAGAACTGTATAATGCCTACGGTTGCGAATGGAATATGCTAAGTCCATTACAAGCTACTAGTTTAGATCCCGCACTTGGAGACTTAGAAGATGTAATAGGCGGTGCATGGACTCCTAGCGATTGGACTGGAGACATACACAAATTCTGCATTGAACTGTCAAACGTATTAGAAAAGAAATATGGTGTAGAGTTTATTTTTGACTTAGAAATAAACAGCAGTTTTTCTCAAGACTTATTCGATCAGTTTGACACTGTAGTAGTTTCCGCAGGTGTTGGATCCGTAAAGATTGCTAGTATGTTCGGAGATAGTTTGCCTATATACCCAGTCAAGGGATATAGTATCACTATCAATATTCAAGAAGAAGACATGCGGCATGTGCCTAAAGTTAGTCTACTAGATGATCAAGCTAAGATTGTTACCAGCACATTAGGCAATCGTTTCCGTGTTGCAGGCACTGCGGAACTTGCAGGCGAAAATTATGACATACGCAGAGATCGAATTGAACCTTTGTTAAATTGGGTTCATGAAAACTTTCCAAAAATTAATACTAGTGACTATTCAAGTTGGGCTTGCTTACGGCCTATGACTCCAAACATGATGCCCATAGTGCAGGCATCTAACACACCCGATGTCTATTATCATACAGGACATGGGCACCTAGGTTGGACACTGAGTCCTGCTACTGCAATGAAACTAGTTCGGCTAGTAGATTGATTGACTTAAAAGGACATAGATGTTATAATACATTATGTCCTTTTTATTTGATTAATTTTTATGAAGCGTATTGGTTTTGCTTGCAAGTGGATTGACACTCCTGATCAAGTTAACGGTATTAAACCCAAAGATGATGCTAAACAGTATAATACTGGCAGTACTACTGTCAGTTGGTTAAATAGACAGAGCCAGAGCGTAGCTGAAGAAAAACTATGGGACCTAATGAAAGGTAACATTGAAGCTGTTCGCAAGCTGGTAGAACGTGTAGGAGCACTTGATGAAAATCTTAGAATGGTACGACTCAGCAGCGATATACTTCCTGTATACACTGAGCCTAGCTGGAAGTTCTTCTATGGGCTATCCGATGTTAGAGCCTATGCAGAAAAGCACTTTGGAACCGTGGGCGATTTGGCTCGCAAGATGGGTGTTCGGCTTAGTATGCATCCTGGGCAGTTTTGCGTGTTGGCATCTGAGTCAGATGATATTGTAAATCGATCTATTGAGGAATTTGAATATCATGTGGATATGGCCCGATGGATGGGATTTGGTAAATCGTTTCAGGACTTTAAAATCAATGTCCACATCTCGGGTCGAAGAGGTCCAGCCGGTATCATCGACGCTCTTTCACGACTCACTCCAGAAGCAAGAAACTGCATTACCATCGAAAATGACGAAAACGCATGGGGAATCGAAAGCAGTCTCGAACTGCAAAAGCATTGCGCCCTCGTGCTTGATATACACCATCACTGGGTCCGTACAGGAGACTACATTCAACCCTCCGACGATAGAGTTCTACGTGTAATTGACTCTTGGCGCGGCGTTCGTCCTGTAGTACATTATTCAGTCAGTCGTGAAGAATGGTTGCCAGGACATTGCGATAAAACACTACCTGATTATACAGCATTGCTAGAAGCTGGGCACAAAAAACAAAAGCTCAGAGCACATTCAAACTTCTACTGGAATACAGCAGTGAACGAATGGGCACTGAGCTTTTTGGGTACACATGATATCATGTGTGAAAGCAAAGGCAAAAATATTGCCAGTTTTAGCCTACATCAGCAGGCTAAACAATTAAACCTTCTTTGAACGAGGTGTTTTAGCTTTTGGAGCAGCCTTAATTGCAGCAGCCTTCTTAACAGGGGCTGCTTTTTCTGCGACAGGCGCTTTTGGAGCACGTGGTTTACGAGCTGGCTTTGCGGGAGCAGCTTCAACAACAGGTGCTGGCTTTTCTACTGCTACCATTGGTACTGCCTCTGGTACTAGTGGGATTGGAGTCGGAGCTACTGGCTCAGGTACTTTGTAAGGTGCCTGTTCAATTTGTACTCCAGCTGCCTTAATAGTTTCTTGATCGAAACCAAATAATTTTTTAATAAATGTGAACATAATGTTCCCCTTTCGTGATTTTATTTATACACTGTCTAAATATTGAAACTTTTTTAGATAATTTTTTTTCAATTCTCGGAAATTGAAATAAAATCTGTTTATCAACAAAATGTTTGTATTCTGCTAAATCTGTAATTTGTTTAATTATTCCTTGATGAAATAAATCATAATTCCAAAAATCTATAGTTTTTTTGGTTATAGTATTTTTTATAGAATTAGCTAAAATTTTATGATTTGGATTAGTTAAATGATTTAATCTACAATCTATATCTGTATATCTAGTCCAGCTGGAAAAATCACAGTTAGTTTGATCGATAATTTCTCTATTTGATATTTCAACTAAACAAATATCCGGCATGAAAAAATTAGGAGGGCATTGATCTAGTTTAAAAAGATTTAAAGGTTCAGGATTATGCATTACAAAAAACGTTAGTTTAGGATTTTTTCTAGCAAAAGACTTTAAAACTTCAATATAAGATTCATGATTAATTTGATTTAATTCTTGATTTGTATTTCTTACATACCATTTAATATTATCTTTATTTTCTTTATACCATAAATTTGAAAGATCTGTCTTTCTTATAGGACCTAAAAATCTAGATCCAGTTGACGGATCATCAAATAATTGATAGTTAAAATATAAGCGCCCTGGACTGCTTATTACAAAAATAATTATATCTTCTTCTTTAAAAATATCATTTTGAGCATCTTTTACAAATTTAAAAAAAGAATACTCTGTGCTACTTCCTAAAACAGCATTGTTGACTACTTGATAATTAAGACTATCAGCTAAAATATTAACCCATGTTTCTTTTGTGATAGCAGACGGAGAAGCAAAACTATCTCCATAAACAAATAGATTATTCATAATTTACTTATATCATCTAAACTACTTGCAGGTTTATCCCACATAGTGCGTCTATCAGTACCTTTCTTTTGAGCAAAGCGTTTAGCATCGCAATTACTACAACAATGAAAATAGTTGTTGCTTAGCCTTTTAGGACTCATTTTAGCACGTTCTCTTTGGAATACCAATCCGCAATTGTCGCAACGAAAAATACATATTTTCTTAGATCGAACATACGCATGTTCTATTCCTAATTTACTTTTTCTAGTATACGAGACAGTTTCTATTTCTTCTTTAAGATACATCGTTTATTTACATTAAGTTTACAAAAAAATTTGGTAAATATTGAAAAGAGATGAAAATCTTCTAACGGAGTAATACATGGCAAGACAAACTATCGACATTGGTACACAGGGTAACGACGGAACTGGTGATAGTATTCGTGAATCTTTTCGAAAAGTAAACGATAATTTTACACAACTTTTTGCAATATTTGGATCAGGCGATACGATATCTTTCGGAGATTTGGATGATACACCGGACGGATTCCCTAATGGAGTACCAAGAGGAGACCTCGGTTCTGATGCTGATAAAGTTATTGTTTCAAGTGAATTTGCCGATGCATTAGTTGCTAAGAAATTAGTAGGCGGAGAAGGAATACTGGTTAATCATGCTGACGAAAATGAAATTGTCATTACTACAACCGGCGGAAGATTAGTTAATGACGACGAACCAGTTTTAGGAAATCACCTAAATGGTAATCAATTTGCTATAGGCAATATTGCAAACCCTAGTGCAGAAGCTAGAAACTTATTCAATACGTTACACAATACATCTATAGGTGAAGATGACCTAGTAATAACTAGAGGATATGCTGATCGTAGATATGTGCAAACAGGAGGTTTTACAGGTATAGGTGGACGCATCAGAGTTCGTTCTGAACCTGAAGATGTATCTGAATATTCTTTAACAGTTGATAATTGGGATCAAGACGGGTATGCCGTTATACCTGGACATGGATTTAATACTTCAATTAACGGTGCAGCATTTGTTTATGTAAATACAGGAAACACTCCGGCAACTGGACTAATCACCGAAGACACTTACTATCTTCGATATTACGATGATGATAGATTAGCAGTATATCCTTCTAGAGAGCAAGCCATTGATGATGTTAATTTTAACAACACTCGCATAGTTGTTAACATTGATCCTGAGATTAGTCAAACTGTATACAATGTTGATCCTACTAGTATTTCTGGAACAGGGCTATCTGTTCCGTTTATCTATGAAGAATTAAACGTAACAACTGTTACTGGCATCGGATCTGGAGCAACAGTACGAGTAGAAAAAACTAATAACAATCCTATATACTCTGAAAATAATATTATTATTACTTTTGTTGATTTTGGGGATGATGAATATGTTCAAGGTGATGATCTTAAAATACTTGGAACAAGTCTAGGCGGCGTAAGTCCAGGACAAGACCTAACATTTAGTTTAGTTTCTCAATTTAGAGGAGATGAACAACTTGTAGATGCTGCATACGATCCTACACTTTCTGGAAACTGGATAAGCGATGAATCCTTGCCTCGTAAGAGCACTGTTCGTCGACAAGGTGATAACATGGAAGGTGATTTAATTTTATTTGATCACCCAGGAAGTTTTTCAGGAGTAGGAACACCTTTTGGCTTAGATGACCTTCAAGCAGCAACTAAACTTTATGTTGATAGTTCAAGCTATGTAAGTCCTAACAATCTTTTTGTTTCTACAACAGGAAGTGATGAACAACTAAACATTCCAGAAGAAAGACAAGGAAGAGCATTTTCTTCTGCTTATGCTAGCCTAAGCAAGGCTTGCGAAAAAGCAGAAGAAATGATAAGAATAAGTGAGACTGAACCAGGTCCTTATAGACAACCCCTAACATACGGAAGCAACGCATATAAAGCTTATATTAATTCTTTAACTTCAGGTATTGGATCAATTAGAACATTGAACGTGTTTACTGACGGTCAAGGTGTTGATCAAAGTATAAATGTTGAAAACCGAGATTTAAGAGAAGGCAGTATCATTAAAGGATTAGGAAGCGGAGCTACAGGTAAAGTAATAAACTATGTAGGAGTCAGTGGTGTTAACGATCAATATATTGTAGAATTACTACATGATACTAAAGATATAGTTTATTTTCAAACTGGCTACATAGATGCTGCTTCAAAATTAGAAAGTAATTTAGAATTTATAAAAAACGAAGTTGTTTTGTACATAGATTCTAAACTTACTACAGTTGATTACGATCAAGTTAAGTGTGCAAGAGATGTAGGCTATATTGTAGAAGCAGTTAAAAAAGATGTGCTTTACGGCGGAAATTCAAATGTTATCAAAGCTGCAAAAGCTTATAGAAGAGGCGCAGCTTCTGCATTACCTACAGAGCAACTTTCTCAAACATTAGATGGTATTAATTACATAAAATTGTTAATGCAACAAATATTAGTGAATAATACAATCAGTTCAACTACAACTGCCGGAGCATTTGGAAAGAGGGGAACTATTAGCCAATCTACAGCTGGAAACGAAGCAGAAGAAGGAACATTACCTTTAATAACTAAATTTTTTGCATCGATAAGCGACATTGTAGCTAACGGAACAGCGCAACCTGGAACTCCTTTAGAATTTATTCCAGGCGAAGAATTAGAGTACGGTCAGCCTGTTCCTGAACAACAAGTGACAATTAGAATAGAAAGTGGAGTGTATTACGAACAATTGCCAATTAGAATAGCTACTAACGTATCTATCAAGGGCGATGAATTTAGACGTGTAATTATTAGACCGGCTGCAGGACAAAGTTTAAGTCCATGGGCTAATATCTACTTCTATAGAGATGACGAGTTTGACGGCTTGTCAAGAACATTCTTATCTCAAACAGCAGCAGCATCTTCAAACGAATTAGTTAGTACAGGTGCAACTGGTACTGGTAGCATTGCAACTTTGTCATTTGCTCCGCAAGCTAGTATTCCATTCCCGGACGGTACTACTATAACCGTTAGCGGTGCAGTGCCATCTGCATACAACGGTACATACACTGTAATAACTGGAACAACAAGTTCTGTCAGCTTTAGTTGTGAAGCGATTGATGCTCAAACGTCCCCTGGCACAATTAAAGGAAATGTAATAACATTGTCTACTGGAACAGTAAACAAGTTAACCGTTGGCATGTACTTAAGAGTAATGTCAGGCACAGGCCGATTCCAGAATTTAACCAGAGTGACTAGATTTAGAGATGATACTAGTTTTGAAATTGATAAAGTTCCGCAAACTAAATTAGTTGGGGCAACTATAAGAGGTTTAAACAGTTCAGGTCTAGCTCCAAAAGACAACAAATTTGGATATCACTATCTATCTGACCCAACTGGACTCAGCGGTATTTTCGATGATACTATTGCAAAAACTGGCGGCCATACTGTTGAGGCAGGAATCTTATTGGCTGCTAAAACAAATATTTCCAATCAAGTTGTGTCTTATATAAACGCAACTTATCCAGATTTAGATTATGACAGTGTGTTGTGTGCAAGAGATGTAGGCTATATTGTAGAAGCATTAGCTGACGATATAACCGATGGAGGTATTGAACGATCTTTAGGAGCAGGTTATTCCTACAAGAGAAACGCCAGTTCTAGAATTGCAATAACAGCTCAACTAACAGAAACTCTTGCAGGCATCGGACGCATCAATACTTTGGTACAACCATTGCTTTCTGCTAGCCCTACAGTTGCAGCTATTGTAGCAGATTTAATTGCAGGTATACAGAACATTATTATAGGAGTTAACAATCCTCCTAAAGAAAATAAAGACATGGATGTGTTCTTAATGAACGACGGAACTATCCTGCGTAACATTACTTGCCAAGGTCACGGCGGCTTTATGATGGTTCTTGATCCAGAAGGTCAAATTCAAACTAAATCTCCATACTGCCAAACTGCAACCAGCTTGAGCGGAAGCGTTAACGAACAAAGCTTTAGGGGAGGAATGTTTATTGACGGATTCAGTGGAAATCTTCCTGCCAAAGTATTGTCAACTACTGATCAATACAATCTAACTATAGGCGGACTTAATGTTAGAGAGATTCAAGTTCCTAATGCATTTTACATAAATGGAGAAAGATATCAGATTAACGTATCTACTTACGATCCTGGCACTGCTACTGCTGAAGTAATCTTAGATGATTCAACTCCATTTATAGATTATTTAGGTTCTGAAATAACTCCAGATGCAACTAATTTAACATCTAATGCAAACATTACTGTTGGTCAATTTACCATTCCTATGGACAGTACGCTTGGGCTAGTTAAAGGAATGCGATTAACTAAAGTTAGCGGAACAGGTGTTCTTGCAGCCGGAGCAAAAATTGTTTCTGTTACAGAAGATTTTATTACACTAGACAAAGCTCATACAACAACAGGTTCTATTACTTTTGATATAAAAGGAATTGATATAATTATCGAAACTCCTGGAAACAGAAGTATGTTGGCTAACGACTATACACAGGTTAACGATTTAGGCTACGGAGTAATTTGTACCAACAACGGTATTGCAGAACTTGTATCTGTGTTTACCTACTATAACTGGACTAGTTACTATGCATTAAACGGTTCTCAAATTCGAAGTGTTGCAGGTAATAGCTCATACGGTAAGTACGGAATGAGGGCAGCAGGACGTGATCCTAATGAGGTTCCTGATCCAGTAGCATTAGCCAATGACACTCAACAAGTTGCTAAGATATATAGAAGAGGAAGTTTTGCTGCTAAAAACGTAGCAGGAGAAATTAGTATATATGTTGACAATTATAGTTTTGCACCTCAGAATGTATCTGAAATTGAAATAGATACTTCAAATACTAGATCAGGTGCAGTTGTTAATACTCCAACTAATCCAAACAATGTAACTATTGTTAGCGGAGGTTTAGGATATTCTAAGGAAGAATTTATAGATGTAGTAGGCGGCACATTATATCCTAATGGAAAAACTACTAGAATCAGGGTAATAGAAATTGATAATGATCCTGTAAAACTAGCACCTACAGGACCTAGCGACGGTATAATTACTAGATTTGAAATTATTGAAGTTGGAGATTACAGCATAAATCCCGTTGGTGGATACCCGACTGTCAAAGGAACAGTAACTACTCTTTCCGATGGCGGAACCGGAACTGGTGCAACGTTTGACATAACATACTTAGGCGACATTGTTAGATATGAAGTAAGTAATGTTGAACTTACTACTTCTGTAGGAGAAGGTGTTGACACAGGTGGTGTATTAGGTACTAGACCTGTGCTTAAATTAAATTTAAATGCTGATGCGGTAACAGGCGGAATAAGTGCTCCATTAACTGACGGACAATTGGTAATTATAAGAAGTTTACAGAATTTTAAATTTACCGGAATAAATGTAATTAGACCTACACGACCTTCGACAGCATTAGAATTTACTGACCCTGCTGAAGAAGGAACAGTATATAGAACACTTGCTTATACTAGAAATAGCCCAATTGAAGGAAATTTATTAATCCAAAAGGCAATTTCAACTGTTTCACGTGCTAGTAATACTGCAACAGTAACAGTTTCAGAACCCCATGGATTAAATCCTGGAGATTCTATTGACGAAGTTAGATGTACAACAGATGATACGTTTAATGATGTTTCTATAACTATTATTTCTGTTCCGACTCCTAACAGTTTTACATACAACAATCCCGGTGATAATGTTCTTGCTGCAACTCCAGGAACAGGTACTGTTTCTTACGGTGACACAGCAATATTAACTTTTGATACAAGTTATAATTATGCCATATTACAATCTAATGAATTAAAATTAAACGACGTTGACTATGTAGACGGTGGTTTAAAAACTATGGGCTCAAAAGTAGGCGATACTAGAATTGCTATAAAAACTATACAGAGCGATTTTACCAAAGGAAGATTAAATTCAGGAAATCTTATTTTAGCACATGCTGGAAAAACATTTAGAATTACAGGTTACACTGACGAAAGCGGAGCAGAGTCTGCATATGTTGATTTAGAAGATATAGCATACGGATCCGGAAGTGTTGTTACTGGCACCGGCCTCTATCAAAGTTTGCCAACAGTACAATCAACTGTTTTAAGAGCAGGTGTAAAAGCAGAATCTCCTGCAGAAATTACTGTTAATATTAGTACTTGCCGTGCAACAGGACATGACTTTTTAGATATTGGTACTGGCGGTTACAACAGTAGTAACTATCCTAACAACGTGTTTGGTTCTCCTGCTTCACCTCCGGAACCTACACAAGAAGTTAGAGAAGAAACACAAGGTCGCGTATTCTATGTAAGTACAGACCAAGACGGTATATTCCGTGTAGGACGATTCTTTAGCGTAGACCAAGGAACAGGCACTGTTACTTTTGCTGCAAGTATTGCTCTAAGTAACTTAGACGGTATTGGATTTAAGAGAGGTACTACTGTAAAAGAATTCTCTACAGATGTCACTATGACTGACAATGCTGAAGATACTGTTCCAACAGAAAGTGCAGTTAGGGGTTATATTGATCGACGTTTAGGTATTACACACAACGGAGGTGTTGTTACTGACAGTCAAAGAATACCTGCTGGTAGCGGATTCTTAGATCTACAAGGTACTTTACCAATGGGCGGGGATCTAAATATGGGAGGCGGTGATCCTCCTACTCCTCATAGAATTATTAACCTAGCATTACCTTCATCAGACACCGATGCTGCAACAAAAGGATATGTTGACAATTTAGTTGAACAGTCTGATACTTTTGCAGAATTAAAAGATGTTGCTGTAATATCTACTAACAAAGGTCAGTTACCAGTGTTTACTGGAGCTGGTCCTGCAATTATTAGTAGCACAGTCGGAGGTGTGCTTAGTGCAACTGTTGACACTACTGTAACAGCTTTACTTGTAGGAGGTATTACAGTATTGCCTGTTATAGATTCTGGAATAATAGGAACTACTCAATCTAGCGTAAGCGGAGGTATTGTTGTAGACGATGTTACAGGATTCCCTAACAATGGATTCTTAAGAATAGGAAATGAAATATTTTCTTATGGGGCTATTACTACTGTTGCTAATAGATTTGATAATGTTACAAGAGCTAAATTTGAGACTGCTGGCGCTGTACATTCTACTGGTGCAACTGTTGAAAGTCTAAACAATTCTTATATCGACTTCCAAATAGCCAATAACAGCATTGTCAATGATGACATTAGTGCAACAGCAGGAATAGTTCAATCCAAACTTTCAATGCAACTGTCTGCAACTGCTGGCGCTGCTCCTACAGGTACAGCAGCACAAAAACAAGCATTAAGTGGCCTAGCAAGTTTTGACAGTGCAAACTTTGAAGTTACTGACGGTTGGGTAGGCATTAAAAATGCAGGTGTATCTCTAGCAGAAATTCAAAACATCAATGCTAACAGTTTTGTAGGTAATTTAGGAACAGGTGCAGCGGCACCTGCACAAATAACTACTGACAGTCTAGTGCTAGCAGGTGTCAATCAATTATTTGAAGATTTTGAAGATGGCGCAACTGTTCTTTCAAGAAGACAAAATGCTTTAAAATTATCAACTACATTTACAATAGACAGCGGTGTTCCAGTTGCTGG